AAAGACTTGAAAGTGGGTGATCGGTTCTTTGTGAATGGTAATCATTACAGCAAGCAAAGTTCTCGGACTGCGATGATGAATCAAGTTTTTGAGACAGACAAACCTACTGGACAGTGGTTTTATTTTGGTGGGAAAGAAATTGTGAAGTTATTGTAAGGAGAGAGATTATGAATGACTTTTACCGTTTGATCAAAGAGCGTGTACAGGAAGCTGTGCAGCGTCCTGAGAACCTCAACGAAGATGGTTCTATCAACTGGAACTTCGTTGACGCTGATGTGTTCATGGAAACCAACCCAACCCCAGACACCGTTGCTGCTTTCTACTATATGTTTGAGAAAGCATGTGCAGCTGTTGAAGGCTGTGCCTAATGTACTACTTCGAGACATGGCAGATCATAGTCATGCTGGTTGTATTTGCAATCGCCCTTCGCAGTACCTACGCATCTGGTTATAACGAGGGCCGTGTGATAGGTACCAATGAGGGAATCAATACCGTATTGACTACCCTGCATGTCAACAAGTTTGTTCATGTCGTCCAGGAGGGAGACGTGTACAAAGTCTATCCACTAGAGGAAGATAAAGAATCAGAAGGGGAGGATCAGCACTAGTTTCTTTTATTATAAATAGTACGGATTAAGCAAAAGGAATACTAATGTTATCGTTTCGTACTTACCTAAAAGAGGCTGCTGATTCAATGCTTGAAATAATTAAAGGACTCGACTTCACAATCAAATCTGCCAACGACAGAGAGATGGTTGTAATTGTTAAGGCCGCTGATCGTTTTGGAGCTAAGGCAGAACTAGAAAAGATTCTAACCAAGTCCAAGATTGAATTCAAGGATGGTGTTAAGTCGTCTTCCTCTTCAGATATTAAGACTACTGACACGATCTATGATGGTAAGAAGTATAGATTCTTCTACAAGCCAAAAGGTTCAGGTGGATCTGGTGCTGGTGCTGAGGTTACAGCATTGGGTGAATGCTTCCAAGCATATGCATGCTGCGCTCGTCAGCTGAACGGTCGTCCATTGGAGTCTGGTGAGGAAGTATTCGAGATTCTCGGTAAGGGTAATTCAAAACATATTGATGCTGATCGCACTCTTGATCAGTGTCGTAAACTGGATGCAGAGTGGATCCATTCTGGTACAGTAATTGCAAATGCGTTCCATGGTGAGTTGGGCACAGGTCAATATAACTTCCATCGTGGATCAAAAATGGTTAGTATGATTGAGGCTGAGTACAACAGACTAAAGAAACAGGAAGGTATTAGACTCAATATCAATAAATGGAATCCAGCTGACATTTGGGTGGCTAAGGACGGATTTAAGTTTCCCACATCTAAGTGGACCTCCCTTGGAGAATACAACACGTGGATTCTTGAGCAATTCAAGGGTAAGAACTTACTAGGTGTTTCTCTGAAGAAGGTTCCATCTGGCAAACCTAAGAAAGAGATCTACAACGAGACTGCTAAAGGTCTCGATATTAAATTCCTTGACTATCAAATTGTTCCTGCACGCAAAGATTTCTTCGGAAGTGATTTATCGAAAGATGTTTATATCGATTACAAAGATCACGGTAAGAAGATGCGTATGCAGATTCGCACCTTCTCTGCTGGTATGTCTGGTTGGCAGGGTGAGATTAAAGGTGCAACTGCAGCTGGTGGTAAAGTAGGTGGTGGTAATCTTGAAGAGGCTATGACTCTAGCTGGTATTCCTCCTTCTGCGTTCATTGATCAGTCATCTGCAAAGGCGGTTGCTCGTGCTAGAACGAAGGCAGCCAATGTTAAGATGTTCACCGAGTTCTACAAATATCTTTCAAAGGATAAAAGATCTATTCAGGCTCTGATCCCTGAGATTCAAACTGTTATAGAGAACAACAATGAGGGTTGGTTCTATAGCAAATTTCTTTCAATGCAGTATCTGTATGTTATTCTGAAGAGTGGCAAGCAAGATAAAGTAATGCAGAATATTGCTCGCATTGCTGCCTCCGCTACAGATGTATCATCAGTTTTTTACAAGTACAGCTAATATGAAATCATTCAGTAATTACCTAACAGAAGAAAAGAACACTCATATGACTCACATTGAGGACCAGGTCCTTGATGGTGGTGTTAAGGGTGCCCGTGATGCTATCATGGCATTGCGTTCCCTAAGAGATATGTTGGCTGGCCATACAAAGGGTCATGTTGATGTAACTGTTAAGTGGGATGGAGCTCCAGCGGTCTTTGCTGGTATCGATCCAGGTGATGGTAAGTTCTTTGTTGCTAAGAAAGGCATCTTCAATAAGAGCCCTAAGGTTTACAAGACCAATGCAGACATCGATGCTGACACCTCTGGTGATCTGAATGCCAAACTGAAAGTTGCATTGGCTGAATTATCCAAGCTGGGGATCAAGAGTGGCGTCTATCAAGGAGACATTATGTTCACCCAGGCAGACCTTGCTGTTGAAGCAATTGATGGTGAGAAGTATGTTACATTCCATCCAAACACTATTCTGTATGCTGTTCCAGCAAACACTCCAGAAGCGGCCGCAATTAAGAAAGCAAAGATTGGTGTTGTGTGGCACACATACTACGATGGTAAGACCTTTGAGGGCATGAAAGCATCCTATGGGGTTGATGTATCTAAGTTCCGTAAGGTATCATCTGTGTGGGCAGTGTCTGCCAATCTCCACGATCTATCCGGTACAGCAACACTAACAGCTAAAGAGACGAAAGAAGTGACAGCTGCTCTATCCGTTGCTGGTAAGATCTTCCAAAAGACAGCATCTAATATTCTAAAAGAGATTGAGACAAACAAAGAACTTAATCTACAGATCAATACGTTCAACAATACGTATGTTCGTCAGCGCATGAAGATTACCAATACCACCAAGCATGTGAAAGAACTCGAGCATTACATTACAGCAAAGTATGATCAAAAGATTGCTAGTATGAAGTCTCCTGCAGGAGCTAAGAAGTGGGAAGACGCAAAAGTAGAAGCCCTGAAGTTCTTCAAACGTCATTCTACTAATGAGATTGCTCAGGTATTTGAATTACAAAAAGCTATTGTTACCGCAAAAGAAATTATTATAAATAAGCTAAACAAGCTAAATAGAATGAGCACATTTGTCAAGACCCACAATGGGTTTCGAGTTACCGGCGCAGAAGGCTTTGTAGCGATTGACAGATTGAGTGGTGGTGCAGTGAAGTTAGTTGATAGGCTTGAATTCTCAGCTAACAATTTTAGTACTGATGTAATTAAGGGATGGGACTCACCAAGTAGAGGCTAAACAATTAATGTTATCTTTCAAAGACTTTCTCGTCGTCGAACTGAAACCAGGCGAAGACGAATATATTAAATACCGCAACCAGAAGCGCCGCCGTGGTGCCATGGATGAATCTTTCACTGCCGATGTTATTCATGAGCTTCTTTCCGAAGAGAAAGATCTCAGCAAGCTAGTTGTACTTGCACGCCTCGGTCTTGTTGATAATGTCTCAAACTTCAAGCGCGTCCTCAAGAAGCTAGATTCAGAAAAGGTCCTCACCCCAGAAGAGCGTGAGGTCATCTATTCAACCTTCAATAAATTTGCTGAAATCGTAACAAACGATAATACCATCTACCAGAAGGTTCGTAAGATCGTCAAGGAAGGTACAGAAGAAGATCTGGCCGAGGGTCCTCTTGTTGTCACCAAAGCTCAGGCAAACAACATGCTGATGAACTTCATCAGAGACGCTCTCAAGAATGGTAAGGAAGCTGATCTCGAGAAACTTGCTGCTGCAATTGGCAAGAAGATGACCGTTAAGGGTCAGAAAGTAGTCTTTGAGGGTGAAGAGATCAATGTAGACGAGTTGTTTGAAGCTGTCCTGGATATCCGTACTCGCATTAAGAAGAAGCAGCAGCTTCGTAAGATGAAGTCAAAGATTAAGATGGGTCGTCGCCGCGCAATGATGAAGAGAGCGAACCCAGAGAAATTAAAGCAGCGCGCTCAGAAGAGAGCTCGTATGGCTGTATTCAAAAAGCTAGCTAAGGGTAAGAGCAAAGATGAAATGTCTTACTCAGAGCGTAAACAAGTTGAAAAACGCGTTGAAGCAAAGAAGAGCCTGGTCAAGCGCCTAATGAAGAAGATACTTCCAAAGGTGCGTAAGGACGATCAGACTCGTAAGCGTATTGTCGGTCCTGCACCAGATACTCAGGCCTCCAGACCATCTGCAAAGTGATTTATTATGAAGAGTTTTTCCCAGTACATTACAGAAGCCAATAAAGAAGTTGTCTTTGCGTTTGGTAGATTCAATCCACCAACAATTGGTCATGAGAAGCTAATCGATAAAGTAGCATCTGTTGCTCGTGGCAACAACTATAGAATCTATCCTTCTCATTCTTCTGATGGTAGTAAGAACCCGCTTGAGTTTACTCAGAAAGTGAAGTTCATGCGCAAGATGTTCTCCAAGCATGGAAGAAACATCATGGCGGATCAGGGAATCCGTAATGCATTTGATGCACTGGTTAAGTTGTATGACCAAGGGTTCAATAAAGTTACATTGGTTGCAGGTTCGGATAGAGTTACAGAATTCCAAACTGCCCTAAATAAGTATAACGGCAAGAAAGCCCGTCATGGTTTCTATAACTTTGAGGGTGGCATTAATGTTGTCTCTGCTGGTGAAAGAGATCCAGATGCAGAAGGTGCAACTGGTATGAGCGCCTCTAAGATGAGAGCAGCTGCTGGTAAAGGAGACTTTGATGCATTTGCAAGAGGCTTGCCACCAAGTTATAAAGAAGGACAGGCATTGTTTAATGCTGTTCGTAAGGGGATGGGTCTGAAAGAAGAAACAGATATCCGTCGCCATGTAGAATTTGCACCGGTATCAGAGCAACGCGAAGCCTATGTTCAGGGCGAGTTGTTTGGTGTTGGTGATGTTGTTGTCATTAAGGAATCAGAAGAAGTGGGCCAGGTAGTACTACTTGGTTCAAATTATGTTCTGGTTGAGATGGCGGATGGCAAAAAGGTTCGGAAGTGGCTTGATGCAGTTGAAAAGCTGGATGAGACTACAGAGAAGAAAGATATTAAAGAACAAAAGTCATTGGGTAAGTCCTATATGGCTACTAAGAAGAAAGAATCATATTCTTCATTTGCAGATTTCATAGGGAGAAAATAATGGAGCGTTTTACCAACTATTATAGAGCCAAGGGTTCTTACTCGAAAGCGGGGTTTGAAGCCAAGAAGGCTGCCAAGGGTGATAAGTCAGAAGACCGTGAAGTCGGTACTGATTCTGTTGTGCAGCATTTTGCATCTATGACTCCTGGCCAAGATAGTTCGTGTACTGATGAGAAAGCTCCATATCCTCAGACCGAATCTGTTGATGAGGCTCTGGTAACAGATATGGATTCAATGATTGCAGCTAAGCTCGCCAAGTTGAAGAAGGCCGGCCGTATCAATCAATCCGAGTGGATGACACTGAATAAGATGCGTACATCTAATCCTAAAGGCGCTATGTCTCGTATTGATATGATGATGAAGCAAATGAAGGAAGATGTTGATCTCGATGAAGCATCTCATGTTGTTCACATCACCTCTACCGATAAGTCTGGTAAGAAGGAAATGCGTACAGGCCATGTAGTTGCACAGTCTAAGCAGTCTGCAATTAACATCGCTAAGAAGCACTATCAGGATCAAGGTCACACTATTCATGCTGTACACTATGGCACTAAGCGTACTCCTGTGAAGGAAGAAATTGAAGAGAAGACTCTTACTCCTGCCGAAATGAAGAAGCGCGAAGAAATTGCTCAGGCAATTGAAAAGGATCAACCTGATATGCCAATGGATAAGAAGATGGCTATTGCTACTGCTCAGGCTAAGAAGGTTGCAGAAGCGATGACTCCAGATCAGAAGGCAAAGCGCCTTTCAATGATCCGTAAAGCACACACAAAGGTTCAGAAGCGTGATGCTGCAGCACAGAAGCGTGCCGAGCGTGATGCTAAGCGTGGTATCAGTAAAGACCGTGACTACATGGATGAGTCTGTAAATGAATTGCAGGAAGCAATGTCTCATGCAGAGAAGGTTAAGTTCCAGAAAGTTGGCATCGAGCTGAAGAAGTATGGTGCTACCAGTGGTGGTATCGACAAGAGAACATTCCAAGACATTGGTCATATGTTTGACTTCCGCACTCGTACAGCAGATGGTGATGAGCCATCTAACCAACAGATTCTTAATGCAATCCTCCAGCAGGATACAGATGTTCGTGATAAAATCATGGACATTGTCACCAACACGTTTGGTACCAAATGGCGCAGTACCCGTCCATCTACTAAAGAAATCTTTGGTAAATTTGGTGAGTCTGTTGAAACAGATAAGAATAAACCACCTTTTGATGGTCCATACAAAAAGCGTCCAGCTACCACAACCGATAAGTCTGGTGCTAAGCACACTCCATTGTCACGTGCTCGTCACCTGGCCCGCCAGGCTATGTTGAGACGTGAAGAACTGGAAGCACATGGTCCTGTTGAATTGAAAAGCTTCAAAGATATGTTGGAAAACTAAGAGGGCGTGGTAGTTATGTCAACAACAGAAGACGTTTTAAAAGAGCATCTAAGAGTGGACGCTTCAAGATTAGATAGAATCGAAACTAAGATCGATAAGCTCGCCGAGACTGTTATTTCTCTTGCTCGTGCAGAGGAGAAACTAGTCGCGCTAGAAGCTGATCGTGAGAATATTCATCATCGACTTTCAAAGAATGAAGAAGCAATTGTTGCTATTAATTCAAAGGTTGATGAGAACGCAGTCACAGTTAAGGTGATCAATCGCCTTTTCTGGATTTTTGTAACAGTAGCAGCCGCCGCTGCAGTAGGAACATTACTTAATTAAGGAGACAATAATGTCAGTAGATAAACAAATTCAGGCGGTGGCGAGAGCATATGTAGAAATGCTGGAAGCTGCCAAGAAGAAAGAAGTAGAAATTAAGATGGATCCAGTTGGCCAGGAAGATGGCGATGTGGATAATGATGGTGATAAGGACTCTTCTGATGAGTACCTCAAGAATCGCCGCGATACCATTAAGAAAGCCAAGAAGACAGATGGTAAGTCTGGCGAAACAGAAATGCAGGAAAAAAGCTGCAAGCGTAAGATGGGTGAATCTTATGAAGGTGGTACTATCATCGATGTAGAAGATGATCGCTTTGCTGTGCTGTTCGATGACCGTGTTGAGTGGATTGAAGAAGCTAAACAGGGTCCTAAGGCTGATGAGCAAGAGAAGCTCGAACCAAAAGCAAAGGGCGAAAAAGACTTCAAAGATGCACACAAAGTTAGTGTAGGCAAAGACGAAGAAAAAGAACACGAAGAAGATACAGCTAAGATGACTGCTGGTGTAAAGGCTGCTCCAAAACGTCCAGGTGACAAGGGTCAGACTGAACCAATGAAGTCAGTAGAGAAAACAACGGGACAGTAATATGACGATCAATAAGTCGGGTTGGTTGAAAGACGCAATCGCAAAAGAAAACGGTTATTTCTCACCTAAGGGTGAGAAGCTCAAGGGTGGTAGATTAACACCTGAGCAAATTGCAGAGTGGAATGGTACAGAAGCTCCGGTAGTAGAAGAACAAGAGCCAGAGCAAGAAGAAAAGAAAGCTGCACCTAAGAAGAAAGCTGCCAAGAAAAAGACCGCAGCTAAAAAGGAAAGCACTCTAGGAAAGCTGTTTAAGAAGTAAGATAAATATCCTCATAGGGTGAATTGATTTATTATAAGGATCTTTATGAGGATATTTGATACTATTAATGATGAAAACTTTGAACTGTATGCTGCGAAACACTATGACAATCCACAGTGTGTGGACATAGAAGAGTTTCAGGCAGACCTTTGTAGGTTCAAGTACATCAAGAGATTGTTGGGTCGTTACGACTCATGTGGTGAACTTCAGGAACGGTTGATTCTCAATCATATCATTGTTCTATTCAATGTGTTTGGTATTGAGGCGGCTAAGAAGATGCTACTGTTTAAGATTGACAGTAGGCACTACAGTGTTATTAAACCATTTTTAATTCTATTACATTATCTCAGGGAGGATGAATTAATTGATGTCCCTCTTGATGAGAATGTAGTCGCTAAATTGAGGAATATATGAGCCTTACAGGTGCTGCAGACTTAATCTACACCTTCAGATTCCTGCGTCTGTTGACACAGAGCTGGGAGGATACTGCCGCATACAAGGCGGGGGTGATTGATAAGGATGGTAATGCGCTCAAAAAACCCAATGAACTGAAGACAAAGGAAGAGAAGGATTCGTACACTCTGTTCCATAGATTGGTCTTCAATCTCAAACGCTTAATCAATAAAGTCCCTGGTGGCAAGTCAAAACTTGCATCCTATGCCGCAGCTCTATTTCTCATTAAGGAGCATACTGGGATGACAGAGGAACAACTGGCCAGAGCACTTTCTAAGGCTGGTTGGGAATCTGATGACACCAACCTAACCGAAAGCTGGTTGATGGATGGGGAAGCGTTAGGCCCTGGCAAGTACGTTCTGACTAATAATATTGTATCCCCAGCCACAGGTGAGATGATTGCCGGTAAAGGTACATCGGTTGTTGTCTATGAGGATACACAACCAGTAGACACCCTATTCAATGCTCATGTATATCAGGTTGAGCATCTACTGACTAGACAAAAAGTTTTTATTACTGTTGGAGATATTAAGCGATGATTGCAACTACTATTACACATGAAGGTAAGGACTATGATGTACGTGTGGTTGATGGAGAAATCGTTGTCTCTGAGTCAGGTTCGTGGTATAATATCCCTCTATCAGATAAACCAAAACTGAAAGAAATGGCAGCAAATGCTGTGGGTCAGGGTGGTGTGGATATGGCAGTAAATGCTGGCCAACGCCGCCTAAGAAAACAAGTGGTACGTCACTGGATGGATAAGTGGCAAAATAAATCATAATCTTTGTTGACATTCTCCGCGATGTCGTGTATGATATATAACTCATACACAATAACAAATTTATTATAAGGTGAACTATTTAATGAACGGGATAACTGTCACTAAGCGTGATGGCCGCACTGAGCCATTCCAGCTCGATAAGATTCATAGAGTACTCTATTGGGCCACAGAAAATATCAACAATGTCTCAATCTCAGAGATCGAACTCAAATCCAATATTCAGCTTTTTGACGGTATCCAAGGTGAACAGATTCACGAACTGTTGATCAAGTCCGCCGCCGATCTCATCTCCGAACATACTCCTAACTACCAGCATGTGGCTGCTCGTCTGGTCAACTATAAGATCCGTAAGGAAGTGTATGGTCAGCATGAGCCATGGCATCTAACCGACCTGATCAAAAAGAATGTAGAGCGTGGTGTGTATGACCCTGCTATTCTTGAATACTACACAGAAGAAGAGTTAGATGTACTCAACTCCCATATTAAGCACGACCGTGATGATACATTCACCTATGTTGGTATGGAGCAGTTCCGTGGTAAGTATCTTGTTCAGAATCGCCTAAGCAAGCAGCTGTATGAAACTCCACAGATGCTGTTCATGATGGTAGCAGCAACTCTGTTCTCTCAGTATGACAAGGAAGAACGCCTCAAGTGGGTAAAGGACTTTTATGACGCTGTATCTAATTTCTACATTTCTCTACCTACTCCTATTATGGCAGGCGTACGAACTCCTACGCGTCAGTTCAGCAGCTGCGTCCTCATTGAGTCAGGAGACTCACTCGATTCCATCAACGCAACTGCAACGTCAATTGTTCGCTATATTTCTCGCAAGGCTGGCGTTGGTATTAGCGCTGGTGCTATTCGTGCAATCGATAGTCCAATTGGTGATGGTTCTGTTGTACACACAGGCCTAATCCCATTCCTAAAGTATTTCCAGTCAGCAGTTAAGTCTTGCTCGCAGGGTGGCGTTCGTGGTGGCGCCGCAACAATCTACCTTCCTGCCTGGCATCTTGAATTTGAAGAATTAGTCGTGCTCAAGAATAATAAGGGCACCGATGAAACACGTATCCGCAATATGGATTACTGTTTCCAATTTAATAAGGTACTGTATGAGCGACTGCTCAGCGGTGGTAACATCACTCTATTCTCTCCGAATGATGTTCCTGGACTTTATGATGCGTTTTACTCTGACCAGGACGAATTCCGTCGCCTGTATGAGAAGTATGAGCGTAAGACCTCCATTCGTAAGAAGGTGATCCCAGCCATTGATCTGTTTACACAGTTTATTACTGAGCGTAAGGATACTGGCCGAATCTACCTACAGAATGTTGACCATGCAAATGAGCATGGTGCTTTTGATCCGAAGGTTGCTCCTATCCATCAGTCTAACCTCTGTTGTGAAATTGATCTACCAACCAAACCACTGAATGCATATGATGATCCAGAAGGTGAGATCTCATTGTGTACTCTTTCTGCAATCAACTGGGGACTTATCAATGATCCAAGCGAATTTGAAAAATACTGCACACTTGCCGTACGTGCTCTCGACGCCCTACTCGATTACCAAGACTACCCTGTCGTGGCAGCAAAACGGTCAACAGAGAACCGTCGTCCTCTCGGAGTTGGAATCATCAACCTTGCATACTTTTTGGCCAAGCGAGGACTTGCATACAATGAGCAAGCGCTTCCAGTTGTGGATGAATACGCCGAAGCGTGGTCCTATTACCTTATAAAGGCCTCAGCAGATCTTGCTCTCGAGAAGGGTGCATGTCTGAAGTCTGATGAGACCAAATATGGTTTGGGCATCACTCCTAATATGACCTACAAGAAGGAAGTGGATGAATTGGTTCCACCAGCCAATCGTATGGACTGGACCTCTCTGCGCAACCAGATGAACTTCTCTGGTATCCGTAACTCTACTCTGATGGCTCTGATGCCAGCAGAAACTTCTGCACAGATTTCCAATAGTACAAATGGTATTGAACCACCTCGTGCGTTAGTATCATACAAACAGTCTAAGGATGGTGTGATGGCACAGATTGTTCCTGGCTATCATCATCTGAAGAACAAGTATGATCTTCTATGGGATCAGAAGACCCCAGAAGGCTATCTAAAGATCTGTGCTGTACTACAGAAGTATATCGATCAGGGTATTTCCGTCAACACCTCTTACAATCCTGAGTTCTTTGAGGAAGGCAAAGTTCCTATGTCTCAGATGATTAAGGATATTGTGACCTTCTATAAGTACGGTGGCAAACAGCTGTATTACAACAACACCTATGATGGTGCTGGTGAATACAAAGAAGAAGATGATCCAATTATGCAAGCTGCTGAAGATGACGATAGTCATTGTGATAGCTGCACCATATAATGTAGTGTAAAATATGGTGTGTAAGATTTAAAATAATATAAATAGTCCATATAGGAGAATCATATGGACTATTTTAAACACTATAATCTATTAATTGAAAGAGCTAGAACCAGACAATTGAATTGTTATGTGGAAACGCATCATATCATGCCCAAGTGTATGGGTGGGACCAATGATAGTGACAACTTGGTTGATCTCACCCCTGAGGAACATTATGTTGCGCATCAACTTCTTGCTAAGATGTACCCTAATCAAACAAAATTGAGTTATGCTGCAGCATGTATGGGATCTATTAGAGCCAATAACAAGTTGTATGGTTGGTTGAGAATTAGAATTTCAGATAACATGAAACAAAACAACCCAAATGCTGGTGGTGAAGCTAGGAGACGTTATAGTAGTAAATATGGAGCTCCAAACAAGGGCTATGTGCACACAGCTGCAACCAAGAAACTCCTCAGTGAACAGAGAATGGGGTCCAAGAATCCCAACGTTAGTGGACAAGCTAGGAAAACAACAACTTACTTAGTGTCGGTGGCCACTGGAGATGTTATGGTTTATGATAGTTTAAAAGAAGCAGAGCGTGTAGTAGGCGCAAATCACGCTAGCGTGTGGAATAATAGAAAGATGGGAAAGCCCTATAAGGGTTACTATTGGTACGTTGGTAGTGAGTATAATCCGGATGGAGAATTATAATGAGAAAATTATTTTTTATTTCACGCGACAAAGAGTTGGCAATGATTCAGAAGTTGGCGTACGAAATTGATCGTACAGAAATCCATCCGGATCATACCTGCCTGTTGATGGTGTCACCCGACTACTCTGCAATTGCTGCTCAGATTCTGGCACACGAGCTGACCAAGGATCGTGATATGCTACACATCGAAGCGGTGCATGTACCATTCCCCGATGAAGATGATCGTTCATTCCTTGAGCGTTTTAGACGTGAATTCAGCACATATGGTAAAGAATTTAAAAACTTTGTACTTGTTGAAGCTGGAATCATTCGGGGGTATAATTGGCAGATGATCGTTGATGTTATGAGACAGCAAGGTGTCATGCCGGGTAACATCACTACTGTTGCTGTTTTTGAAAATGTTCATTCCATATATAAGTCAACATATGTGGGTGAATACTATGATAATGAGACCCACGATCTGACGTATTGGTGGGAACGTCCTAATAAACATTGGGACAATTATTGAGGTTAAATAATGTCTGTTTTTAAGCGTAAGGAAAAAAGCCATCTAGAATCAAAGATGTTCTTTGATGGTAGTGTTGATATCGCTCGGTATGATCATGTCAAGTATCCCAATCTGGATAAGTTGACTGATAAGATGCTTGGTTTCTTCTGGCGACCGGAAGAGATTGATATTGGTAAGGATAAGACCGACTTCTCCCGGTTGATGCCACATGAGCAGCATATCTTCACATCAAACCTTAAGCGTCAGATTCTGTTAGACTCTGTGCAGGGTAGAGCGCCTACAGAAGCGTTTCTACCCGCTGTATCCCTTCCAGAGCTTGAGCCACTGGTACAGACATGGGCGTTCATGGAAACGATTCATAGCCGCTCATACACGCATATCATCCGTAATATCTACGCAGATCCCTCTAAGGTGTTTGATGATCTCATGAACATTGAAGAGATTGTTAACTGCGCAAAAGACATTAGTAAGTATTATGATGACTTCATTGAGTACAACAAGTACTATGATCTATTGGGTGAGGGACGCTTCCGCACAACAGATAAGGTGTCACAAGAGAAGCAGTATGTCACCATCGACAAGTATGAGTTGAAGAAGAAACTATGGCTTGCATTGAATAGCGTTAATGTGCTTGAGGGTGTTCGCTTCTATGTTTCATTTGCGTGCTCATGGGCATTTGCAGAATTGAAGAAGATGGAAGGTAATGCTAAGATCATTAAGTTCATTGCACGTGATGAGAATGTGCACTTAGCAATTACTCAGACTATCCTCAAAGCACTACCTAAAGATGATCCTGAGTTTGCAGAGATTGCAGAAGAGTGCCGTGATCAGGTAACAGAAATGTTTGTAGATGCTATCGATCAGGAGAAGAAGTGGGCAGATTACCTGTTTGCGGATGGATCCATGATTGGTCTTAATGCTAGACTACTGCACGACTACATAGAATGGATTGGAGCAAAGCGTATGAAGACATTAGGTTATACAGCGCCGTTCCACACATCACAAGCAAATCCACTACCATGGACCGAACGATGGATTGGAGGGGGCAATGTTCAGGTTGCGCCTCAGGAGACAGAGATCAGTTCGTATGTTATTGGTGGTGTGAAACAAGACGTAAACGAAGAAACATTTAAGGGGTTATCACTGTGATCGTAATCTATTCAAAAGACAACTGTCCTTTCTGCGAGAAGGCAAAGGCTCTCTGTGAGATGAAAGGATATGAATATAAAACTAATAAGGTTGGTGTGGATGTGCAAATGGATGAATTCCAGGAGCTGTTCCCTACTGCACGTTCCGTACCACAGATTGTTTTCATGAACCCAACCTGCGATGAAACAATTCATATTGGTGGATACACTGACCTAGAAGAGTGGAGCTCTGCGCGCGAAGCGTTGAAGGGTGTGACACTATGAGTGAGTGTACAGCATGTGGCGTAGAATTCTCAGTTCGCTTCGAAGAGCCATCTTTAGAAGTGCGATATTGCCCACTCTGCGGCGAAGAACAAATAGAAGAGCTCGATTTCGACGAAGAATAAATAATTCCCAGACAACAACTGGGAATTATAAAATGTGGTTATACAATGATAAAGAGTTTGATCCTGTTGACCTTGATCCAAAAGTATGGTATGGTTTCGTATATCTGATTGAGAATAATGAGACGGGGAAAAAGTACATTGGCAAAAAGTTCTTCTGGGCAAAAAAGACGTACCAAAAGCTGGGTAAGAAAAGGCGTAAACTGGTTGAAAGTGACTGGAAGACCTATTATGGATCTTCGCCGAGACTTACTGAGGAAGTCCACAACCTGGGTACTGACAAATATACCAGACACATACTCCATCTATGTCACACTAAAGCAGAATGCGCGTATATGGAGACTTACGAGCAGTTTGTTAGAGGTGCTATTGTACGCGACGATTATTATAACGATTGGATTTCTTGTAAGATTACTGCTCGGCATGTAGATAAAATAAAAGATAGGTTACCACATAATGATGATACTTGATTGGAATGGACTAACGGTTGGTACAATTGTATCACAGAAGCTAGATTTGGATGAAGACATGATCCGTCATGTCGTATTGAATCAACTTAGAATGTACAACCACAAGTTCCGTAATGAATACGGACAGATGGTTATTGCTTGCGAAGGTCGTTCCTGGCGCAAGAATGTATTCCCAAACTATAAAGCATCCCGTAAGAAGACACGAGATGATAATGCAGATCATTGGGAAGAAGTGTTTCGTATTATTAATATGATCCGCGAGGAAATTGAAAACAACCTACCATACAAAGTGGTTCAGGTGGATGATGCAGAGGCAGATGATATCATCGGTACTCTCGTTGAGATGACTCAGGAATTTGGTAAGCATGAGCCCGTGATGATTATCTCTAATGACAAGGACTTCCTCCAACTTCAGAAGTACTCCAATGTCAGACAATTCTCTCCAATGAAGAAGAAACTAATCGAGGAAAAGAACCCTCATCTGTTCCTACAGGAGCATATCATTAAGGGGGACTCGGGAGATGGTATTCCTAATATCCTATCTTCCGATGATGTGTTTATTACTGATGGGGAGCGCCAGACTCCTGTGCGCCAGAAGTTTGTTGATGAGGTTATTGCTGACCTCGATGATGGTGAGTTGTTGTATGCTGCCTCATGGTATCGTAATTATCAACGAAACAAACAATTGATCGACCTATCAGAAACTCCTGATGCCATCAAACAAAATATTATAAATACTTACAATGAAACTAAGGTCGCTCATAGATCAAAACTATTGAATTATTTAATCGCAAAACGCTGCAAGTTATTAATCGAGTCAATCGAGGAGTTCTACTAATATGGGATTGATGGTACATGAGGTACTAGAGAAGGCTGCTGAGGCAGCTTCCCGCAAGGATAAGATTGCTGTGCTGCAGCGATACAATACACTTGCGTTGCGCGATATCTTGAAGGGATCATTTGATGATTCTATTCAATTCATCTTACCACCAGGAAAGCCTCCATACAGAGAAGATGATGCACCAGCAGGGTATACAACTTCTTCTCTTCACAACCAGACCAAGAAGTTCCGTTACTTCATTAAGGGTGGTCCTGGTGAGAACCTACCTCCACACAAACGGGAGCGTATGTTCATTGAGATCCTCGAGAGCGTTCATAAGAAGGAAGCTGAACTCGTTCTCATGATGAAGGATAAAAAGCTGGCTGGCGTGTACAAGGGGATAACTAAAAAGCTCGTCCAAGAAGTCTGGCCGAGATTGATTATTTCCTAAATAAAGGCATGTATAGATACTTGTCCTCTCAAACACAATCTATCAAATCTCTTTCCTAACCAGACCACGCTTGCGTGCGCTCTGGTTTTTTTATGTCCCACTATAATAAGGAGGTGCCGTTGAAGAAAATAAATCGTCCTCAACTAATATTAAAGGGAGATCAAGAGATGACCATGAGTCAGTTAGAACGACTAAAAAAAGACGAGCGCGAATTGGGTCACTACCTAAAAAGACTTCAGAAAAAAGGTAAGACACGGATTGCGCGAACGATTCAGAAAAAGAAAGAGTTTCTAGCATCTAGAATTCAAGAGGTAGAGGAGATTTATATACAACGAACGGCAGCATAAATAAAGTTGACTTTGAGGTGAAGTTGTATTATAATAAGCGAAATTAACACTGGATAGAATATGCCACTATACAATTACAAATGCACTAAGTGCGATCATACTTTCGAGCAAGTACATAAGATGGATGATCGCAAGATCCCAGAAAACGAACCATGCCCCGCTTGCGGGGCAGAAGGTTCTATCCGCCAACAAATAGGAACTCCTGGCTTTATATCAGATTCAAAGAGTCCTCTAACCAGAGCAGGTTCTGGATGGAAGGATGTTCTGAAGAGAGTTAAATCAGGTTCAGGAAGAGTTAACTCAATCCATGACTAAAAGATTACGCCTTGATGACCTGCGGGTCATTGAACCGATCACTGCCTCCCAAGAAGAGGTATTCAAATCCTGGGAATCGGGAAACAATCTAATACTAAGTGGTTCTGCTGGTTCAGGTAAGACATTCTTGGCAATGTCCCTGGCACTAGAGGATGCAATGAAAAGTGACACACCGATTGAGAATGTCACTATTGTTAGATCAGCAGTCCCCACTCGCGATGTTGGATTTTTACCAGGAACCATGGAAGAGAAGGAAGCGGCCTACCTTGCTCCGTACATTGCAATCACAACCGAGTTGTTTGAAGATAAGGAAGCGTGGCAGAAGCTGTGTGCGCAGGGGATGGTTGACTTCCTCACTACCTCATACATCAGAGGTATTACAATCCAGGATAGTGTGGTTATCATTGATGAGATGCAGAACCTCACATTCCATGAATTAGATTCGGTCATCACACGATTGGGTAACAATTGCAGACTCATATTGTGTGGTGACTATTACCAGTCCGACTTCCATAAGGATGGGGACAAGAAGGGGATTCTAAAGTTCATTAACATTATAGAATCCATGAAGCGGTTCGACCATGTAGAGTTTACATGGGAGGACATTGTAAGATCAGGTCTCGTACGAGACTATATTATGACAAAGGAAATGATGAGAAATGGCTAAGTACACTCGTTTTGATCCCAAGAACAAAAGAGCGCGCAAGGACAAATTCAAATCACAAAACTTGGGTAAGAAGATGCATGATCCTTCCACAAGGAAGCGATCAAGAGATTGGGTTGATTATGATGCAGAGAAGGATGTTTGAGCATGTTGATGTTGATTTAGGTTATAACGATCTATCAGCTAAGACAACCGAACAGGGTAGGCGGTATGTAACGCCAGAGGGAAACAAGTATCCCTCCGTCACAACTGTTGTTTCAATCCTCACCGAACACCATATCCGTGAATGGCGGAATCGTGTTGGTGAGGAAGAAGCTAACCGTATATCCAGACATGCAAGTGCCAGAGGCACAAAAGTTCATGATGTACTTGAGAGGTATTTAAAAAATGATGAAGACTATTTGGATAAATGCAATCCGGTTGTTGTTTCTAATGTTAACTCTGTTGTACCTGTTCTCAATGAACATATAGGGAAGGTGTATGCACAGGAATTTGCTTTATACTCTGATCATCTTGGCCTTGCTGGCCGCGTGGACTGCATTGCAGAATGGGATGGTCGGCTGGCAGTAATTGACTTCAAGACTGCCAAGAAACATAAGAAGAAGGAATGGATTGAAAACTACTTCATCCAGGAATCTGCTTATGCAATCATGTGGGAGGAACGAACGGGGGTACCTATCGTTGATCTCGTGACTGTGATTGCTGTTGATTATGATGAGCCCCAGGTGTTTATTGAACACAGGGACAATTGGGCTCCTAAATTAATTGAGACAATAAATGAATACAAACAACGAAAAGGCTAAAGAAGCCTGGGATAATATAAACTCTTGCTGCCAGACATTATGTCATAAGGATCCAGTGATTGACTATATTAAATATCTTGAACAACGAATTGAGGAGCTTGAAAATGGATCTACTGTCAGAACTGAACAAACAGGGTAATAACTATTACGCCAATCGTCCTCTGGGCAACCTTCATGAGTTTTATCTTACTGGAGATATCAAAGAAGCGGAACACTACACAGAGTGGTTTGATCATATTCGCCGAGCACAACAAACAGATATTGTAAAAGTTTATATTAATTCATTCGGCGGAGATCTATTCACTGCAATCCAGTTTATGCGAGTAATGGGTGAATCTCAAGCAACAGTAATTTGTTCTGTTGAGGGAGCTTGTATGTCCGCAGCGACAATGATATTCTTATGTGCTGATGCATTTGAAATATCAGAACATTCTATGTTTATGTTCCATAATTATTCTGGTGGGGCATTTGGTAAAGGTGGGGAAATGATCGACCAATTAAATCATGAAAGAGAATGGTCGGAAAAACTATTAACTGGTGTTTATGAAGATTTCTTAACTAAAAAAGAAATTGATTCTATTCTAGATAATAAAGATATTTGGATGGATGGAGATGAAGTAGTTAATCGTTTAGAGAAAAAAGCGAAAAAAGTAAAAAGGAGTAATAAAAATGGCGAAGGGTAAATCAGGTTCAGGTATTGCATGGCATCCGGAAAAGCATAAAAAAGTAACTTCTATTGGTAATTCTCGATTTACGAGATATAATTCCAAGAATCATAAGAAACTTGGTAAAAAGATGTATCGCGGTCAGGGCCGCTAACTCCTTGATTTTTGGTCCCCCCGAATCAGGGGGTTACCAAATTCTATTCCCGATCGGGAAGATTTTCCGGATTTTTGATGGATTTCGGCTAGAATCTTCCCGATCGGGAAGATAATTTTCGATCAAATCCAGTGATGATCGATCAAAAATTGGAATCAAAAAACCAAAAATAATGGTTGTCTTTTTCTCAGAATGAGGGATAATGACCCTGTCAATTGAGAGAGGACATCGTTATGAAATATGTGAATTTTGTTACCACTGATGCTGAATTCAAGGGTGCTGTTGTTAAGCAGACCAAGACTCACATCAGTATTGATATTGGTAATGGCATCGCTACCCTCCCACTCGAGGAAGGTACTATCCAAAAAGCACGCGCTCCACGAGCAAAGAAAGCTAATGCCGTGAAGACGGTTCGTGTTCCGCGTGTACGCACTTCTGGTCCTTCTAAGAAGGATGAGGCAATCAAGATCTACCGTGACAATGTAGATGCTGGTAAAGCTGTGATCATCGATATGTTCATGGCTAACCTTGGTATGTCTAAGGCTGGTGCTACTACTTACTTCTACAACTGCAAGAAAGCTATTTAATTATAAAAAGGAGAGAGATTATGATTACAACTTATTATCCCGTAAAGGTCAAATTGAAAGTAGCTGACCGTCGTTACAAAACTGGCTATCGTGTCGACACTACTTCAGTGTACGCACACTATAATCATCCGGGTCGATTCCATCCGGATCTGAATAAGGACATTGCCTGCATCGCAGCAACTTCTGGTAACATTTTGGAGCTTGTATAATGACTGTCGATAAACTGATTGCGTCCCTGTCTCTGGAACAGCTGGACGAACTGGCAACTACTTTGGTCTGGCAACATGAAGGTGTTGCTGAGAAGCTGCATGACTATATTGGCTATGCTCAGCAGGACAAACATCTTGTTGCGATGGAAGAAGACCGTCAGCGTTGGAGTGAATATCAATGAAAGCATTACTTGAAACAACTGATTGGTCTAAGGCGGAATGTAATGTTCCAAACCATACCTATTATCTGAACGATGATGGTAAGCTGATAGCATACAAGAAGCGTGGCACTGACGAGGTGATTACTTTCAAGAAGCCAAGGATGTTTGATCGTCGATATCGGACTTTCAAGACTGTTGACTTTGATCTCTTTTAGGAGTATAATAATGTCCATGGATCACACACAAGAACTTTTGACTATTACAATGGAAGAGTGCGGCGAGGTTATTCAGGCCGCCTCCAAAGTAATTCGTTTCGGAGTCTCACATGACAATCTTCTTCATCTGGAGAAAGAAGTCGGTGACCTCTTTCAGATGTTTGATTTGATGCATGAGTATGATATGATCTCATGGACCAATGTTGAGCGATTCTCTCAGGCTAAGCGTGAGAAGTTGCGTAGGTACTCCAAGCTGGTTGATCCAGATGGAGATGCTTTTGTGGAAGAGTTTGGTGAGCAATTGGAGCTTGATTTAAAATGAGCAAAACATTTATTGTGATTACTGGCATCCTTTACACCTATGTGTTCGTGGACCAATTTGTTAAAGGTAATCATGCTATGGGTATTGCGTATATGGGATACGCGTTTGCTAACATTGGTTTATGGATGGAAGTAGTATGAACGAAATTATTTCAGCAAAAGATGCTATCATTGCAATCTTTGCCACCGGTGCAGCCATCGGTATGGGCATTGGTGTAATCTGGGCATTCATTTCAGTTTTTGGCAGGGCCGCTCCTATTATTGCGATCCTTGCCTTCACAGCATTCTTATACTCAATGTAATGGGTATAGAATAACCGTGTCATGGTGACACATTTGTTTAATGAAAAAGGAGACTATATTATGTCAACATTTGTAAGTAAGAAGGCTAAGGCTATTGATTTGATGGTAAACAAGGGCCTTGCATTGACCGAAGGTGAACTTGCTAACCGCCTTAACACCTCTGCTGCAGGTGCTCGTGGTGTAATCCGTCAGGTTCGTGCTGAAGGTTATGCTGTGTACAAGAACAAAGGTACTAAGGATGCGCAGGGTCGCACTCGTGCTGCTCGTTACCGTGTAGGCGCTCCAACCAAGGCGATGGTTGCTGCATACTACGCTGTGTTCGGTGCATAAGTAAATGCCTGCCCCCCTCGGGGGGCCTTTTGTCCCCGTAGCTCAACTGGATAGAGCACCGACCTTCTAAGTCGGTGGTTGCAAGTTCGAGTCTTGCCGGGGGCGCCATTATAAGTATATACTTGCCGGTTTAGCACAGTTGGTAGTGCAACTGCCTTGTAAGCAGTAGGTCCGCGGTTCGAGTCCGTGAACCGGCACCACGGGGATTAGCTCAGCCTGGTAGAGCATCTGGTTTGGGACCAGAGGGTCGTAGGTTCGAATCCTGCATCCCCGACCAATTCGATCATCCGCGATTGGATGATAGGCAAGGGGCTCTAGCTGATCGGGGTTCCGAGCTGATGGTGAATCGACACCATAGTTGATCAGATATACCTATGTTGGCTGTCGGCATAGGATGAATTCAAATCTCTTCGTTCCTTTAAGGCGAAACTGCGTGGAGATAGGGCAGCCCATTTTACAGAGCACATTATAACAACTTTCGTGTGTTCTCTAAAGTGCGTTGGACTTGCTGGATAGGCATTAAGTTGTCGAAGGTGTGAAGCAGAATCTGATTCTGTGGACTGGTCTCTTTTGAGATTGCCTGAAACCAGCGCACTTTATTATTAGTTACCTGTTTTTGGTGATGTCAGGTCTGTCGCCAGCAAGCACTATTAGCCACGATTCAGTTGCGTATGGAATAGTGCCCAAGAGCGAGATGCAGATAAAAACCATTTTAGATTTTTGCGGAAGTAACTCAATGGTAGAGTTTCTGCCTTCCAAGCAGAATGTTGCGAGTTCGAGTCTCGTCTTCCGCTCCACACAGTCCCGGAATGACTCTAAACTTGACCTGGTCGGAGCGAGCCCTGCATCCAGCTCAAGATGTAAAACTGAGCCCTTTAACAATGTCGTGATAGTGTAATTGGCAGCACAATAGTCTCCAAAACTATTAGTTGAGGTTCGAATCCTTGTCGCGGCGCCATACAGGAGTTGATATGGAATATCTTGACTTGCAGGTGATTGCCTTAAATCGTAAGTTGGTATTAAATGAAATACGAAAACTTATAGATAAGCGTGTTGCAGGATATGCAGAATTGATTGAAGCTATTGATAAGGAGTTGAAGAAAGCAAATGCTTGAGCACATTGGTACTGTACGGAATCATTTATTTTATATCAACACTAAATACGGTACATACGCTGTCTACAAAGATGGTAAGTGCATAGCCAACCCTTCAACAATAGAAAGACTGTTTGACATCATGTCATCGGTTGGCAGAACAAGAAGACCTAACAACGAGAACTACGATGAGCTTTGATTTCGATTTTGGCTTTACAGCTGTAGATGAAGATGAACTGGAGGTAGCCCAGCAAGCGGTTGCTGCATCTCAAACTGCTTCTGATACTGCTGATAAACTTAACAACCTATATAATGCAATTCTTCCATTGCTTTCAAACCTGAAGAAGAATCCAGAAAAGGATTATATCTTTTGGCCTAACCGTGTTGCAAAAGTAGAAGAGTTTGAGGAGTACATTGCAAGCATAATCAAATGATCCAGTCGTTTGTAGCATTACTGCTTGCCTCTTTTATTATGATGTCTGATGATTTCACATTCAAAGAGTACATCCATTCCGATACCGCCAATCGGCTCGGTATCTCCAATGTGCCTGATGCTGAACAGGTTGCTCGAGCAAAACAACTGTTCATGAAGGTAGTCCAACCAATCCGTGACAAATATGGTCCAGTCCAAATCACCAGTGGGTTCAGAAACAAAAAGTTGAATGATGCGGTCGGTGGTGTATCCGATTCTCAGCATATGACTGGTGAAGCAGTTGATCTCAAGATCAACGGAGTTGATCACTATCAAGTCTGTCAATGGATTCAGAATAATCTAATATTCGACCAATTAATCCTTGAACCGGGCTGGATTCATGTGTCATATTCTACCGTCAAAAACCGCAGAGAGACGTTGACGGTAAAACAAGGAGTTACATACTCCGGGCTGATCCGCTGATCGAAAATTTCTATCAAAAATCCCAAAATAATCCAAAATTAGCTGTTGCCTTTTAGCCCAGAATCTGATATAATGACCCTGTCAATTGAGAGAACAACTGGAGAGAAATTATGAGCAAAATGAGCAACAAAGTTCTTGAGATCCAAGAACTCCTCGAAACCTACTACGGTGCACCCAATGGTCTGACTCTGGAAGAGATTGCCGAGAAGGCCGAAGTGCCTCTGGATTGGGTTGAGGTTGAATACGAAGCTATGATTGAAGATTTGTACGCGTAAGGAGAGAGATATGAATACACACGCCCTTTTAAATGATTTGATTCAAAAACAGTACGATGCACACAAGACCTATGCTTACACAGCTGGGTACATGCAGACCACTGTCGATTGGATGTTAATGGATATGCCTAAGAAGGCTCGTGAAAAGTGGATCAACCAGTTCAAGACTGATCTGGCTCGTCTGCAAGGAGTTTAATCATGCGTGGTTCAATTCGAATTGTTCTTGGTTTGGTAATGTTTTGGTTTGCTGTTATTGGCATGATGAGTGCTACTGAAGCATGGCAGTGGATTGTTTCTGCTGTGATGGTATTACCGATCAGTGTATTGGTGATCTACTCTGTGTTTGAAGAATACTTGGAGAAGTAAGATGATGGATTGGCGTGAATATGCACTTGAGTCTGTTGACATGGGAATCATTAGCAAGGATGCTTTAATCTTGGCCTGTATCCAATATATGAGCCAGGATGAGGTCCGTGATATGTTAGTGATTAATGAATTTATTCCTGAAGAGGAGGAAGCAGCATGACATTCTCGACCCAAAGCTCGAGCAAGGCTCGTTTGAAGAACGACACTCTTGGAGATGAAGCACTCAAGCAGTTGTACACTAACTACGAAGTACTTGGCGTAGAGGAGTTTCGTGAATTCTGTATTAGTATGGTTCAGTCTGGTGGTGGTCATCAACCAACCAAGGACAAGTTGATTAATGCGATTCGTACTACGAACGCCAAGCAAGTTATGATGAAGAAGGCTCAGGACTTCACTCTGGCTGGAATGGGGTTGGGTGTATGAGTAACCAGCGTCCAGGAAAGTGGAAGCCAGCTGCCCTTGATGGGGGTAGCCTGACTGGTGGACCTATGCGCCAACTTGAGTTCTTCAAAGGATGTAAGGAAGTCCTCGAGCGCTATGGCCATGAGGAAGCTGCTTTTTATTTTGAGCAGTGTGAGTCATGGATCCGTGAGGGTAAGGACTTATTTCATGAGAAACCATCAAAGGTGTTAGGTGTTTAGACATAGAACGAATGGGTACCGTGTACTCCTTTCTAAAGACAGAAAGGAGCATACATGGGATTATGATCGATTGTGGGAAGCAGAGAACCATTATCAGCAGTTGACTGATTATGATGTTTGTATGATACTAGCGCTTTCACCAATCAATGTGAAACTTGTACAGGAGAAGAGGAATGCCACAGTTGCGTAAGAAGTTAAGCTACAAGAGTAAGAAACTTGTTAAGAATATGAATGAGGACCAGCGCCTAATGAAATCAATGGGTGCATTCTCAGAAGAGTCAATGTATATGAGTGACTATGAGGTCAAAGAAGTTATCCGTAACGAATTTGGCTTTGGTGAAGGCTTTAATAGTGATTGGTGATTTATGAAAGTTTATATTGGACCGTTCCCCGAAGATGTTAATGAAGATCGTGTAGAAGAGATTGAGATCCATGACTACGATACATGGTCCATGGACTACACTCTTGCTCTGATCATCCTTCCAATGCTTCGTCAGCTTCACCTGACCAAGCATGGAGCTCCGTATGTAGATCCGGATGATGTTCCGATCACATACAAGCCGACAGATGCTCCCTCCGATGATAATAATTGGGTGGACAATACTCACTTCCGTCGCTGGGACTGGGTGCTGGGTGAAATGATCTTTGCATTTGAGAACAAGGTTGCTGATGATTGGGAAGATCAGTTCTGGACTGGTGAGCATGACTACCAGTGGAAGGAGCTGGAGGATGGAACCTCTGAGATGTACGAAGGTCCGAACCATACAGCTAAGTGCGACTGGGAAGGACGAGCTAAGTACCAAAAGCGAATCACTAATGGGTTCCGTCTGTTTGGTAAGTACTATGAAAACCTTTGGGATTAATTATGGACAGTGTATATATGACTATTCACAACTGTTTGTTCGATGGTGAAAAACTAGCTAAGATGAAACAAGTAACTCGCCTGGAAGTTATTGATGACACAGGACGAGCCTACACTAAGTACCTCAAAGATGGTGAGAGTGTCCAGTACAGCCTCCAGGATGATAATCGTACACTAAAGGTGTTCATTGGTAAGGATGAATTATGAACAGAGTACCAGAATGAAACAGATACTCGCACACATCCTGTTCTTTATTGGCGATAAGATCTCATACCCAATGGCAAAGTATGATCTTGGATGGGTGTATCCAATCTACAACTGGTGTATGATCAAGTCTGGTGAGTTTGATGTGAAGGAAAAGATATGGTCAAAAACTTCATAAACTGGTTGAAATATTCTGGTGTATGGTGTACAATTATACTCAATCCTTTCCACTGGAGTTTCAGTTGGGAGGTAGTGAAGCAGGATCCCCTAAATCCAAAAATGACACAGTTGGATTTTAAACTAGGCCCCGTGCGTTTGTTGATTGTGTTTGATAATGGAGAATGGTAATAATGATTAATATGAAACCGATTCAAATGGTATCTGCCCTACGCCAGGGTGTATGTAATGTTCAATTCACAAAGGTGGATGGTGAACATCGTGATATGGATTGTACACTGAACTTCAGTCGTATTCCTACTGATAAGGTTCCAAAGACTCAACAGGAAGCACAGGATCTATCTGAGCAGTCAGCACTGAGAGTGTTTGATGTTAACAAAGGGGAATGGAGATCATTCCGTATCGCCAACGTCAATGCATTCAAGGTGAAAGAACTTGTCGAGACGCCGAACTGATCCACTAACCAGAAATGAATTGTTTGATATGCTGAGCGATAAGGTGTGTACTATAAGATACTCACCACCTCGCTCAACAGCAAAGACGATTCGAGCAACACTAAAGCATGAATGGATTAAAAAGCTAGATAACTTCCCTATCGGATTTGAGTCTATTAGGGAATGTGCTCTTTTTGATCTCCATAGTGTAAATGTGCTTGACATTGATTCAAATAGATGGGAAAATATCCCTGTAAATAAGATTATCGATTTCATTGTTCCAGGAGATGATAGTGGCTATTAGAAAGAAGCGCAAGATGACCCCCGAGCAGAAAGCTGCTGCAGTTGAACGCCTTGCCAAAGCTCGTGAGAAGCGCCTGAAGGCAAATCCACCCGAGTATAAAAACATTGCTGATTCTGTTTTAGCGCTCCCAGAGGATCATCCTCTATCAATGCAAAAGGTCAAGCAGTGGATCAAGACTCAGAAAGACCTTTTGGCCGCTGAGAAGAGATCAGTGCGTTCTGATCCTAAGCGTGGTGAGGCCAAGACTCTTGCCATCTCTGGTTATATTAACAACATGGAGGCCTACCTTCGTCATGGGGACTGGCAGGATCTCTTCTGGGGTGAGTATGCAGAGAACAAAATGGGTCATGTATGTACTCATCCGTCCTATGATAAGAATGGTGAGATCCAGCGTACAGTTGGTGTGTACTATAAGGATCTGGGCATGGAATGGACACATGGAATGGACCAAATGAATAGAGCTCGTAACAAATGATGGACCTAGAAAACAAAATAATTACCAAGAAAAGATTTAGTGATGCTGTCGAGCAGTTGGTTGTACGTCATAAGCTGCCTTTCATGGAAGCAGTAATTGAGGTATGTGACAGCACCGGAATTGATCCAGCTGATGTGAAACGATTGCTTTCTGATTCAATTACCAATAAGATTGAGGCAGAGGCAATGAACCTGAATATGATTCCGAAGACCAATGAACTACCGTTCGACGATTAACATAATGGAACCGTTTGAGGCCTATAAACTCTACCAGGCAGTGAAGTTACATTTTGATAGTGATAGTTATGATGCCGTCAAGTATAATTACAAGACGTCAGCTAAGGCTCAGGCTTTTTTTAAGAGGAAGGACAAATACTTCTTTGCGAAACTGGCCAAGAAGTATCCTAAGCAGAATCAATTGGTAGAGTACCTCGTGGCCCAGTTCACCAATGGATCCAAATGGGTTGGTGATATGGTTGATGAGGGAGGTGAGAAGAATTATCTCAACTGGCAAAAACATATACAAAGTCTGGGGTATGAATTCCAAAAAGATCTAAATACCCTTAGTACATGGTGCAATGCTGAACAACGACAGTTTGATGACCTCCTGACGGTCAGAGATAATCAGTACCCAGTAGTAGTGACCTTGTACTCTCGATCTGAGATCACGTTAGCGACAGTAGTGATACTAAATAAGCTGACGGGGTTTCTTGATAAAGCGAACAAAGAAGTTCGCGACCCTATTCTTTGGCCAGACCTTTATAGGAAGCTAAAGAAGACTGAACCTTTTATAGATGTGGATCTCAATAAAATGAGAAAAGCTGTTGTCAAAGAGTTCAGTTAGTAGTATAATAGACGCATACATTATGAAGAAAGTGGACAACATAGTAATACAACGCATATACAAGGAGACAAATTATGTCATTTGATGCACTCAAGCGCTCTCGCGGCGCATCCGTAAACGACCTTCTCGCTGCTGCCGATAAACTCACTGGTGGTACTCAACAAGAGAAGAAATCCTATGTCGATGATCGTATCTGGAAGCCAACTGTAGATAAGGCCGGTAATGGTTACGCTGTAATCCGTTTCCTCCCTGCTGCGGAAGGTGAAGACCTCCCTTGGGCTCGTTATTGGGATCATGCATTCCAGGGTCCAACCGGTCAGTGGTACATCGAAAACTCTCTGACCTCTATTGGTCAGAATGATCCAGTATCAGAACTTAACTCTAAGCTCTGGAACACTGGTCTTGATGACGATAAGGCAACGGTTCGCAAGCAGAAGCGCCGTCTTAATTATGTCACAAATATTATGGTTCTTTCAGATCCAGGTAATCCTGAAAACGAAGGCAAGGTCTTCCTCTACAAGTTTGGTAAGAAGATCTATGACATGATCATGGATGTCATGCAGCCACAGTTCCAGGACGAGCAACCGGTTAATCCGTTTGACTTCTGGGAAGGTGCTGACTTCAAACTGAAGATCCGTAAGGTAGAAGGCTATCGTAACTACGATAAGTCTGAGTTTGCTTCTCCATCAGCTCTGATGGGTGGTGATGATTCTAAGCTCGAGCAGGTGTACAAATCGTTGTACTCTCTGAAGGAGTTCACTGATCCAGCAAACTATAAGTCATACGACGAGTTGAAACAGAAGCTCGATCGTGTACTGGGTGGTGTTGCAGCTCCAGTAACAACTGCAGAAGCAGTTGCATTGGACACTACAGCAGAGGCTCCAGTCATGCGTGAGGCACCTCAGCCAGTAGTAGCAACTGCTAATGATGAGGATGACGATGACACTCTGAGTTATTTCGCTAAACTAGCTAATGAGGGCTAAGAAAGAGAAGCCCCCGAAAGGGGGCTTTTTTATTATGGGGCTGTCATCATACTTTCGTAAGAAGGACCTGGGGCAGCCTTCTTTGCACCCCCACTTCTTACATTGACAGATCCCGTAGAGCTGCTGTTACTCACATTGTTGGTTGTTGATGGAGCATTGATAATCACTGGAGCTGATTTACTCTTCATGTTGGCATTAGCATCCTGTGCTGCATCCAACTGAGCACCTGTTTGATTTGGAATAGGTTGAGCATCATCACTATTGAACCATCCCTTAATAGTTTCCCAACCACTCTGAGGAACATTTGGTGCAGGAGAGGACATTCCTGTGTTGCTGGTATCGTTCATGTTGCTTTCAGAACCAGAACCACCTTCTGACATATCTGGTGCCAGACCAGCCCACTTCAGACCCTTGCGAACAGAAACCGGCAGAGACATATAGATGTTCTCCCAAGAGAAAGTTTCATCCATCCATGTCTGGAAATCATCCCACCAACCAAACAAGGCATCACCAAGTCCACCTGCCCAATCTTTGAGATCAGTCCACTGCTTCTTGAGATTCTCCCATGAGAATGTTTCAGCAAACCAATCAATTACACCATCCACTGTATCAAAGATACCTTGGATTAGGTCATTAATTAATTCCTCGAAGGAGAATGAATCAAGCCACTTCTCTGCATCCTTGAAACCCAGCTTACCGAGAACCCAGGAGATCAGGCTCTTACCAAGATCCATGATGCCACCAACAAGGTTACCAACCAAGCCACCGAAGAATGCTCCGAGCTTAGAAATGAATCCACCTTCTTTATTCCAGGCAGCAATTGCACCCTGCACTGTGGCAATGATTACTGTGATAGGCCAAGCAATCTTACTTGCAAGTTTGCCAAAGAAACCAAACGCTTTTGAGAACCCAGCAAAGTACTTGCTGATGCTGGCAGTCATCTTTGACATCTTGCCAACGGTGCCCGTCATCTTCTTGAAGATGTAGATTGTAGGGCGGAAGAATCTATACAATGAGTTCATCCAACCCCTGAACATATTGATCCCCTTGAGGACCAGTTGACCAGCTTTTGATTTGCCAAGAGAAGAAAACATCTTACTGATGCTCGTTCCTAGAGACTTGAAACCACTCTTGACAAGAGAGAAAAAGTCCTTACCAAGACCTTTCAATGCCTTGCCTAGTTCAATCACAAATGTCTTGAGGAAGATATATCCAAGTCTGAATGATCTGGTAATGTATCCAAGATACTTGTTAGTCTTCATGGATGCTTTGAGAATACGGCTACCCATCTTCTCCATTGTTGTAATAGATTTAAGAGAGAACGCTTTCCATCCCTTGTACCATCCTTTCAGACCACCCACAATAGTACCAAGAGTACCAGCAAGCATCAGGCCCCAGCCAGCAATACCAAAGCCTTCTTCAGGTTTGGCATCCCCACCTTTGTCTTTTGGTTTGAGATCATGTAAAGCATCCAACATCTTCTCATTGAAGATCTGTTGTTCACGAGTCGCTTCGAGCTTAGCTAATGCATCACCAGTGACAGCAATGATAAGGTTTTCAAACTTCTCTTCGACCATATCATGAAACATATCAAGATACTCAACAGCCAGGTTGCTGTTGGCGCGCATGATCCCAAGATTCTCATTTGCAATCTCAAGTTCAAGTGTTACATCTGCTAATGTTGCTGCTGCCATTTAGTGTCTCTGCTTTGCTGCCTTCATACGTTCGTTTTCTGCCTTAATATGTTCCACGAGCATGGAAACATATATTTCCCTCTCCCATGGCATCATATTTTCCAATTCGGTTAAACTATACTGATGATTCTGCATCATCTGAAAGTTCACCTTGTAGTGGTTTACGAGGTTATCGTGGGAGAGGCCTAGGAGAAAAAATTCTGTAGACCCTCTACATGACGCTCGTTGTGATGACCACACTTGTCACAATCAAATACAATATCAGTATTGATTGAAGGAACTTCATTTGCAAATCCTGACAGAGCAGCAAACTGCTGTGCATTCATTGACTCAATGAAATCCAGTAACTCTTTCTTGGTATGATCCTTTGCATACAAAGTTTCATCACCGTAAAAAATAACATCGATCGATGCAATAATGGTTTCAAACAACTGGTCTACTCTACTAGCCTCACTATTTGTGTCTCTAGTATGCTTCATAGTATCCATTGCATCTGCAACCGTTGGATACTTCATCTGAATAGACAGGTTATCACTAACCTTAACCAGCAAGTCCTTTTTACCTTGCATCTTCGGAGCTTCGATTGCAGCCAGATTAACGGTCACATCATTAAGCTCTTCACACTTCTCACACTTAAAGCGAATGTCAGTGGTTTCACCAACACTCTTTGATCTTAGCTGTAAGAAAATATACTCAAGATCAAATGGTGTGATATTCTTTGCATTGAGAGCACCATCAGTACAGCTACCAATTGTGTCAACCAATGCTTTTGTAATATTAACTTCGTCCTGTGACTCCAATGCAATCATCAGGACCTTTTCTTCTTTAACCAAGTATGGTCTAAATTGTACCACCTCACCACTCGATGGTACAGTCATACTATACTTCGGTGATGCTAAATTAGGCAATGCCATATCAATTCACTCCTTATAAATTAGAAGAACGCGGAAGCCAATCCTCCCATAACGCTGTTCTTCGCCATGTCAAACAAGCCTTCAACTAATCCAGCTTCTTCCCAATAATCATATGCAATAGTAACAGTTGCAGTAGCAACACTATTTTCCATACTATTACCTAGTTGTACACTATTTAGTCCAATAGGATAAGCATTTCTGAGTTTGATGCTCTTCACTGGAACAAAGTTAACACCACCCATCTGCTGAATAGTAATGTCGGAGGTGTAGTTGTTCTTGAATCCAAACGTGTAGAAGTTATCGTCCTGCTTCTGTACAACAAGATCCATCCATGATTGCCAGTAGCTCCATGCATAGTAATCGTTTGTTAGATTAAACGTCATTGTTACATCTTCATCAATGAACGCATTTGGTTTCTTAATACCACGAACAGATGTATAATGTTCCTGAGTGGTAATCTGGCGACCTGGAATGTTAACTGACTCACATAGCAGGAACATATCTCTAGGATCATTAATAAACGATTTAAGACTGAACGATCCACCAGAGATCAGCGAGCGAGCCGCATTACCTGCAATCGATGCAAAGTCTGTATTGATCAGTCCACCCAGACCACTATTACCTGGATGTGAAACATATATCGCAAATCTATTAGGGCGAGCTGCGCCACCTCTTCTTGTAATAGTCGATTTAAGTGTATCGACGTCCGCTGGCATTGTCATAATAGCATCTCTCTTGAATCTCTCCAGACCTTAGAAGCAGTTGCCTTCTGGAACTGGTGAACTGGTAAAAATGTTGCAATTTCCCAATCTGGTGGATCAATCTTCACGATCTTACTATCCACATGCGATGTTAGATAGCGATGATAGCATGGTTTAAAGTATCTCAACTTCCTCACTGATTTAATAATCTGGTAACGAGCACTGAAGCGAGAGGCCTCTGTGATGTTACTATCTGTTGTTCCCATCAGAGCATCAAGAAACTTGGCTCTGAGTTTCATTGGGAGGTAATGGAGATTGATACCATAAAACCCATTGGGTGCTTTATCGGCAAGAATAATTAATGGAAAAGCATCGTAGTATGGTAGCTTCTCTCTTAATTTTGGATCATAGAAAAACATATACATATCCCCAAGACGAGGACGTGCAACCTTCTCTGTGGATGGATCTTTCAGCAACTTATGCCTATTGATGTCCTTCAGACTACGAAGTTTGTCTTGGAACCATTGGCGCGACTCCTTTGTGCGTGGAGTGATGCCAGCACGGAACGCCTCTGCTTCTAATGTTTTAAATAATGATTCTGCCATAGATGTATTTATATGTTGACCTTCAATTGGTTTGGCAGTATAATCCTACTGCCGCCGGAGGGGGGTGGGTATTAGGCTAGCACCTTAATGTTAAGGGACTTCAATGTGTTCTCTGTCCATATCTGGAACTCCACATTATTGTCCATTGCAAACTCTCTTGCAGCGTGCCACTTTGATTGGTTCTTTGCATAGGTTAGAGACTCAGTGATGAATCGCTTGGTACGCTTTTTAGGAGTTTTTGGAGGCTTGGTCTCACGGTCAGGTTTAATCTCAACGAGGTATCTTTTACCGTTGGCCAGTTTGAAGTAGATGTCGATGAAGTATCTATGACGCTTTTTATCAGTGGCACAGATGTATGGAATAACGATCTCCTCACTGTTCCACTCAATAACATCTGGATTATTCTCGAGCCATTTGAATACCTGGCGTTCCCATAATGATCTGTAAACCACCTTATCCGGATCGCCAACATACTTCTTCTTGTTTTTAACTTTATACTTTCCTTTGTAAGCCATATAAATACCTAAGAAACTTTCACTTTGGAGTTATAGATTATGGCACTCACACAACTGCCTGATATTACATTAGATCCAATTGTTGTCACAGCAAAGAGATCTCCTGCCACCAGATTCATTTATCCATCCAATACTGGTAATGGTGGAGCGCCATTTATTCTATTTACCCGTCACAAACCAGTGTATGATGGCCAGGCAACAGATACGAAGCAGAAGCAATCTACTGCTATTACAGAACTATCTAGTATAGCTATGTATATCCCCATCAACCTGTCGGTTAGTGATAGTCAGCAATATGAGAATGCTGAATCAGGCATGATTGGTAATATTGTGAATGCAGCAATGAGTGGTGATCGCTCAATGATGGATCTTCTCCCTGAGGACTTTGATCTTGAGAACCCAGACATCTCTTCAATGCTGACAGCAGCGGGTCCAGGATTAACAGCAGCCGCATCCGGTGGTTTGGCTAAGGTGTTTGGCGGTTCGACATTTGGATCAGTATTGACAGGTGGTGGTATTCTTACTGGAGCCAGTAAAGCAGCTCAGGAAGCACGAAAGAGTACTCAGGCAACAATGAACCCAAGACAATTTGCATTATTTAAACAACCTAATATGAGATCGTTCTCGTTTGACTTTAGGTTTATCCCAGAGAGTGCTGGTGAATCAGACTCTGTTGTTAATATCATTAAAGAGTTTCGTACAGCAATGTATCCTGAGTTATCCAGTTCTGGCTTTGCATACACATTCCCGGATGCATTTGATATCTCATTTGAGAATGCAGCTGATATGATCAAGATTCCAGAGGTTGTATGCACCAGTGCAACTGTAACATACAACCCTAACGCTATGTCGTACTTCACACAGAACAGACGCCCTGTAGAAATTAATCTCTCACTTCAGTTCCAGGAACTGCAACCTATTCACAGAGAGATGGTCGAGAGAGGTTATTAATATGTACTTCAGATATTTTCCAAGAATTGATTATGATATTTACGGCACAGGTGCCACTGTTAACATTCCAGCATTTACCTCCTTTGCTACAATCAGAGCCAGAAACCTTATTGATAATGTAGCATTCTATTCATACTACACTGTGGCGGATGGTGAACGACCAGATAATGTATCACAGACCCTATATGGTACACCTAAGTATTACTGGACGTTCTTCATGATTAATGAGAGTCTGGTGAACTACTATGATGATTGGCCGAAGGGTACTAACTTCCTAAAAGATTGGATCGACGCAAGATACAGCACAATTGCAGCAGTGACCTCCGCCCAGGGTGGTACGGACGATATCATTTATGGTAAGTTCAATATTGGGGAGATTGTGGTTGGTCAGATTTCTGGTGCCACAGGATATGTTGTGGCTAAGTACCCAACAGATGGATACGTGGAGATTCAGCCTATCAGTGGAACATTCCTGGGTCAGGAAGGTATTCAGGGAATTGACTCACAGGACTTCTTGTCTACAGAAAAGATCGTACCTAAGTCAATGGCTCCTCATCACCATATTGACATTTCAACTGGTGAGACAACTATTCGCCGTACAGCAGGTACAAGAGCAGTATCATTCTATGAGTATGAGCAAGAGAAAGATATTGAGAGAGCCCGTATTCGTGTAATCAAACCAGAATACATTAGACGTGTTGTTGATGATTTCATTAGAGAAATAGGTAAGTAAATTATGTCAGATTCAGCGGCCCCAAAGGTCCTTGACTTTCTTGAGGTTAGTCTTCTCACATATAACGGTAAGGCATTTGACATTACTGATAATGTGGCAGAATTCAACTTGTATGAGGACATTGATAGTTTCTTCATACATGGGGAGATGACTGTATTTGACAACTCTGCTATTCTATTCGACTTTCCATTTATTGGCCAGGAAGCAATCACCATTCGTTTTAAGCGGGTAGGAGATCTGACACAAATTGTAGAGCGCCAGTTCTTCGTTACAGGGGTGAATAATATCAGTCGTGTAAATGAACAAGCCGCCTCATTCATGCTAACTCTGGTTAGTTACTATCAGATCCTCAACTCACAAAAGACATTCTCGCGTTCGTATAGTGGCCTGAACACAGACATCATCAGTAAGATCTACAAGGATGCTTTTGATAGGGACTTAGATGAGGTATCAGAGGGTGGTACATCTCACAATGTAGTTATTCCATATAGTAAGCCATACGCAGCAATTAAAACACTACTTCAATCAACCTATGCAACAGATCGCACTCCATTGTATCTGTTTGAGACCCTATATGACAATCAGGTAGTACTGAAGTCCTGGGGTGATATGATGGGGGCTGATGTTGATGAAGAACTTGGTGATATGGGAAATGTTACTCCATTCAGTTTAGCCAACAAGGGTGCGGATGGTAAAGCAACACGTGAGGCAACTCAATGGCAGACTCGATTCGAGTTCATTAAGGTTAAAAAGGCATACGACTCATTCAATGATATCGCACAAGGCAACCTGAACCATCAGATTAATACTGTTGATATCTCCCGCAAGAATTATTCTGAGTCTGTGTTTGATTATACAAAGAACGCAATGCCTCTAATGAATGATTATGTTCAGCAAGATATGCGCGATGGGATTACAAAGTATTCCCGCATGAGATTACAAAAGACAAATGATATGGCATATCAGAACCTACCTGTTCTTAATAGTGCCACCCCACAATCACTTTCTGCGTTTGGTTCATATAGCAGAAGAAGAGAAACTACAGTTCTGCAAGCAATCGGTCCGGGCATGGAAAGATTGAGATGTGGTAGATGTGTATGGGTGGATATGCCATTGTATATGCCAATGCACTCACAAGGTGATGAGGAATTGGATCTATACACATCAGGTAAATATCTGGTTAGTGCTATTTGCCATACATACACAAAGCAGAAGTATGAAGTGACCGTTGAATTGGTTCGAGATGGCTATAATAAAAATGCGGAGATTAAATAATGTTTTATATTGGTGTTGTTGAAGACAGAGATGATCCAAAGCAAATGGGTCGAGTGCGTGTTCGTGTGATGGGAATCCATTCACAGAACATTACAGAGGTACCAACCGACACACTCCCATGGGCAACTGTACTGCTTCCAACCACTTCTCCTTCAGTATCAGGGGTTGGTCATAACTCATTCCTGGTAACAGGATCGTGGGTTGGAGTCATGTTTAACGACCAATACATGCAAGACCCAATTGTGATTGGTACCATTCCAGGATACCCAGATCAGAAGTTGTCTCCATCTGTCGGGTTCTCAGATCCTACTGGTGTGTATCCCAAATGGACAGGGGACTCTGATGTATCCTACTCAGCACGGGGTAGTCAATTTACCAACTCTCAATCATACGCAAACAAGACTCGTTTAAGAGATGGTGGGCCAGACATACAAGTTGCCATTCCTCCAAAGGTTACTTCGGTTCAGAAAGACAAGGATGATGCATACTATCAACAGAAGCCATGGAATGAACCACCAGTATCAGACAATCACTCTCCATCATATCCAGATAATCATGTATATGAAACAGAGACAGGTCATCTATTAGAGTTTGATGACACTGCCAACAATAGAAGATATCATCGCTACCATCCAGCTGGTTCGTTTGAAGAGATCTATGATGATGGAACCCGATTGATTAAAGTGGTTGGTCAGGATTATGAGATGATCCTCAATGGTAAGAATATGTATGTCAGCGGCAATCTTAATGTTACTGTTACTGGCAATATGCGTCAGTTGGTATATGGTAACTACCATCTTGAGGTGGAGAAAGATTACACAATTAATGTCAAGGGATCTATTCAACAAAAGGTTGGTGGTAACTGGGAAGCTGAGATCGTCAAGAATCGCGCATTCAATGTTGGTGCTAATGATAACCTAACGGTTATGCAGAACCAAGTTGTTACTGTGATGGGGGATAAGGATGATACCATTGAGGGTAATTATGGAATTACCACAACTGGTAACTTTGACTCGACTACATTCTCCAAGATGTCATTGTTTGCAACAAATAATATGAGTCAGACAACTCTTGCTGCCCTGAATGTAACAGCACAGGGTGACATCACTACAGAGACCCCAGCAAATGTTAATGAAACGTTTGGTGGTAATCAAACAACAGCAATTACGGGCAACCTAGATGTGGATGCTGCTCGTATTGATCTAAACTAAGGAGTAAATGATGGCTGGTTGTGAAGGCAGTAATCCATTACTAGATGCAGCTAAAGATATCAAAGGTGGCATCAAAGACCTTATGGAACAGGGTTCCAGTGCGCTAGGTGATCTCACATCATCGGTTAGTGACTTGACATCAAAGCTCGGTGAGTTCAAACCAGAACTCCCAGAAAACGCTAAGCTGGCCGACTTTATTGATAAGATGAAGAACTCCGAGACGGCTCAGGAATTTGCTGCTGCTAAGGCAGAGATGACAGAGAAGTTTGGTGAGGCGTGGGATGGAATGAATGATGAGTTAAAGAAACTTGGTATTGATTCATTTCCTCCAACGTATGATGAGACGTCAACCTTTCTTTCAAATGAAACAGGAATTGATATGGGCGCTCTTGCATCTGGAGATTTCTCAAGTCTTGAAGCATATCACGCAAAGATGTGTGAACCAGTATGGGATGACAACTTAGGTGAGTACGTTACTCCTGATGGTTGTACTCCTGGTGCACTTCCAGACATTAATGGTATTCTATCAGGAGACTTCTCTTCCCTGGGTTTTGAAATGCCAGCAGATACCAATGCATTATGTGATGCCATTCCAAAGCTGGAAGAGGTGGAAGTAGAAGAGCAGAAGAAGAATGATGCTGGTGAGTATGTTACAGTTAAGGTTAAAAAGCCATTTGAATTTCCTGACTTCTCTAAGGTAGCAACGGAAGTCCCTGCCACCCCTCCAGGTCAGGTTAAGTCATCCATCAGTGAGTACATTGAGGCTGTAGGCTACTACCAGGAAGCGAAGAAAGAAAGAGCAAAACACATCGATGATAACTATCACAACAAGATCATACCATACCTCAAATCTATTGGTGAGTGGCCAGACAAAGAAGCTGTATCGGAAAGAGTATACAAAGAAGAAAGAGATAGAATCATCCGTGAGGCATCCCGTGCGTTCCTCTATATGGTAAGACCATATATGGCAGAAGTTGTTGGGCTCACTTATGATGAGTATCTGATCAGAACAAAGAAGACCCAGGACTACTCAGCAATCAAACTGGAGAAGTTTGTGGCCAAGTACTATGATTCTGTTGGCCTTGGTGGATCTTATTATTTTGATTACCTTGTTGAAGCATATAATGGCCTGAATCAAACCTCACTGGACTTTAATACAATGTTCAAGAATTACATTATCAATAAGTATCCAGAGAATGAAGATGGGAGCTTCTTCTAATGCCAGGAGTGTGTAGAGTAGGAGTGGATAGTGCTGGTGGCACGATTACAGGAATGATTCAGGATGGCAGTGTTAATGCAAACGGATCACCTGTATCGGTACATGGTGATCCTGTAGCTGGCCACGGTCTTCCTCCACATGCTGCACCAACAATGGTTGCGGGATCAAATAATGTGTTTGTTAATGGCATTGCTGTGTGTAATGCTGGTGATCAGGCAACATGCGGACACCCTGCATCTGGCAGTGGAAATGTTAATGTTGGTGATTAAGAGGTATAAATAACCCTATGAACAACAAACCAGCACTAGCATCAAGAGAACAAGTTTATTCGGACTTTGATTTGAGATTCATCCCAAATCCGAATACGGGTGACATCGCTCTAAAAAAAGATATTGCTGCAGTGAAGCAAAGTGTTCTGAATATTCTAACAACGAATCATGGCGAGAAACCTTTCCGTCCGTTCTTTGGTGGGAATCTAAGAGCTTATCTCTTTGAGAACTTTGATGAGGTTCAGGTAGCCATCATCAGAAAGAATATTAGAAATACATTAACAAACCACGAACCAAGAGTTGCTGTGATCAGCGTTGATGTTGAGGACCTATCCTACAGAAATGCATTACAGATTACTGTTGAGTTTATAATTAAATCTCCAACACAGCAACAAGCCTCAGTGAGCTTTGTTGTAGAACGAGTAAGGTAAGCCATGGCAAACGAACAACGAAGATTGAATGTATCAGAACTTGACTTTGACCAGATCAAAGAAAACCTCATTACATTTCTTAAGGATCAGGATGTACTAGCGGACTACAATTATGATGGTAGTGCAATCAACACCATTATCGATCTGTTCTCGTATGTCACACACTATAACGCGTTCAATGCAAACGTTGCTCTGAATGAGACATTCCTTGACTCTGCACAACTGAGACAATCTGTTGTATCCCACGCTAAGTTGTTGGGGTACACTCCTCGTTCCGCATATGCACCAAGAGCATTTGTTGATGTACAGCTAAACAATCCAACAGGTGTTCTGAACATTGATGGATCATACAGAAATCTAACTATGGAACGTGGCACTCATTTCACCACACTGATTGAGGGTACCACATACGACTTCGTAAACACAACCACAATCGTTACCGGTCGTAATGCAGCTGGTAAGTATGTATTTGAGAACGTTGAACTACTGCAAGGTAAATATCAAACATCAAAGTACATCTTTGATGTTGCAACTGATGAAAAGTTTAAGATTCCTTATGAGAATGCAGTTACATCATCCCTGATTGTTACTGTCTTCGAATCCCCAACATCCAATGAATCAGAAACATTCGTTGCTGCTCCTATCCTTACCTCGATTGATTCCGATACTGCTGTGTACTGGCTACAGGAAGCGCAGGATGGTTTCTATGAGATTTATTTTGGTGATGGCATTATTGGTAAGAAACTAACTGATGGTAACCTCATTCAGATTGAATACATCGTTACAGATATTGATGCTGCAAACGGTGCATCAACATTTACTTTATCAGATACTATTGAAGGTAACTCAGATGCAACTATTACAACGATCACCAGAGCATCAGGTGGTTCTGCAAGAGAGGACCTTGCATCTGTAAAGTTCAATGCTCCTCTTTCTTTTGTGGCACAGAACCGAGCAGTAACTCCAGATGATTATAAATCAATCATCCTATCTAACTACGCTAACGTTGATGCAATCTCTGTGTGGGGTGGGGAAGACAACAATCCACCAGACTACGGCAAGGTGTACATCTCTATTGCGCCAAAGGATTCTGAAACACTTCCTCAGGTGGAGAAAGATTACATTATTGCTCAATACCTTAAGCCAAAGAATGTGGTATCCATTACCCCTACAATTGTAGATCCAACGTACACTTATATTTTCCTTGAAGTATTCTTCAAGTATAACCCAAACATCACTAACCTTTCTTCGGATGCATTGGCCAACAAGGTAAGAGAAACTATTACATTGTACAACAATGATGAATTGAAGAGATTTGATGGTGTGTTCAGACACTCAAACCTCCTTCGCCAAATTGACATTACAGATGTATCAATTATCAACTCAACTGTTCGTGTGTATGTACAGAAGCGTTTGGTACCAGAAGTAAATGTAGAGAAGCGCTATGACATCTACTTCTCTGGTCCATTGTATATTTCTGACTCAAATGAACAGATTATTGAGTCAACTGAATTTACATATCTCAACCAGTTGTGTCACCTGAAGGATATTGTGGTTGGTGGTGTACGCCGTCTGCAAATTGTATCCGGTAACGGTACAAATGAAATTATCCTGAACTCTGATGTTGGATATGTTGATGAGGCTAACGGCCATGTTGCTCTAGTTGGTTTTAATCCTTCTTCATTTGTGGGAGATTACATGACCATTACAGCATCTCCGAACTCTAATGATATTGCACCTAAGCGCAATGAACTTCTAATTATTCTTAGTGATGATACTGAGATTACTGGTGAAGTTGATACAATGGTTACTGGTGGTACATCTGCCGGTGTGAACTACACGACGACTCCAAGACATGGCTAGTAGTTTCGAAAAACATAAGAACCACCCTCATATTGCATCCATTGTCAAGGATGTCTTTCCTGACAATGTTGCGTATGATAATCCTGAGCTTGTGCAGTTTGCATTTAAGCTTCTGGAGTCTATGGAGGAGATCAATAAATCTTCCTACTATATCAACAGAGTTAATCTCCTTAGAGACATTGATGAGACCGACAACGGTTTCCTTACTCTACTGCAGGCAGAATTGGGTGCACCAATTCCGCAGATCTTTGCTGCGGACCCAAGACTATTATATAAACACTTAACAGAGCTGTATAAGTCACGTGGTACCCCCGACTCAATCAAAGCATTCTTTCGCTTACTGTATGCGGATGAAGTTGAAATCTACTTCCCAAAAGAGGATATGTTTATCCCATCGGATGGTAGATACTATGATCAGACCGCAGATGTAGAAGCAAACACGGCTCTATACACTCCGTTATATACATACACAATTGCATCTGTCACCAACACAGTCACTGGTGCTGATGACATTGGTCGTGTAATGAAGTTTGACAACCCACTTGTGTATGTCAATGATGTTAAGAGGTCTCTATATACTATTAACACCACACCTAACTACTCAACAGGTAAGTTAGAGTACTCTATTGTATTCCCTTCTGATCTTTCGGCGGGAGATGTGGTGAAGATTTATCGTACAGGTGCGTTCACTACTAATGATGGCTTCCTGGATGATTATAAGAAACTACAAGATTCGTTCTTCTATCAAAAATTCTCATATGTACTCCGCACAGGTACAAACGCAGATGTATGGAAGAATGCATTTAACAGATTGGTTCACCCAGCTGGTTTCATCTTCTTTGGTGAAATCTTACTGCTGATTGAACTTCTGAAACAAGGTGCACCAAACCCACAACCTGGATATCAGATTAGTGGTCTCCCATTCCCAATTGTTATCAACCCTGTCGATACAGGCGTTACATTTGTTAAGGCAAGAAGCATTGCCTACGGTACAAATGCAGATGTTGGTGACTATCATATGCAGGCAGGTACAAACAGTGTATTGGCCTCGTTCTGGGAAAAAGAGTACAAGCAAGAGTTGCACACCAACCTATTTGGTCCAGCTGAATACTTTGAACGATTTAAGTTCATGATGGATTATCCAATTAGTGATTTTGCAAATTATACAACTCTTGATGCTATAAATAAGATTATCGATGTCAATATGAGTTCGACAATTGAATTATCAAACTAGGAGCAACTAAGTAATGACCGCCATTGTAACCAACCAATTCAGACTGAATGCAGCCAAGGAGTTTGAAGACGATCTGTCAAACAATTCAAACTACTATCTGTTTATTGGCCGTTCAGAATCGTGGGCATCAGATACAAATCCAGATGTTCCATACGACAACACCTTCGTCACGTATACTGACGCATGGCAGCGTATGACCGCATTGAAGCAGCTGACAGACACAGATATTACATATGCATCTGTTCGCTATCAGTGGATCTCAGGTCAGACCTATACTGCATACGATGATCGTGATGATGCATTGGAAGGCAAGCAGTACTATGTTATCTCTGATAACAACAACGTGTATCTCTGTCTGAAGTCGGGTGGCTCATCTACTAAGAACCCTGACGTTGCTGGTATTACAACCAACGGCATTATTGATTACACGGGTGATGATGGTTATATCTGGAAGTACTTGTATACAGTATCTACTGATGACTCAAACAAGTTCCTTACATCTGCATTTATTCCTGTTCGTTATCTGAGTGCAGATCCTGGCGCGACTGCTGACGCTGCTCTCCAGAACCAATGGGACGTTCAACAGAATGCTGTAGATGGTGCAATCTATAATGTTAAAATCACCGCTGGCGGTACTGGATACACTTCTGCTCCTACTGTATCCATCTCTGGTGATGGTTCTAGCTTCGCTGCGACCGCTCAAATTACTGGTGGTGTAGTAACAAATATTGTTGTCACCAATCCTGGTTCAGGGTATAATCAAGCTAAGATTACCATCTCTGGTGGTAGTGGTGCTGGTGCAACTGCATATGCTGTACTTGGTCCAAAAGGTGGATTTGGTGCAGACCCAAGACAAGATCTAAGAGCACACTTCATTTCAATGAACTCTCGTTTGGTTTACGCCGATGGTGGTGGTGACTTCATTGTAGGCAATGACTTCCGTCAGATTGGTATTATCCGTAACCCATACAACTGGAGTACAACTACTGTTGCAACCGCTGAAACGTTGTCTGCTACGGCGTCCCTTGAAGTGGCATTGGGTGCCTCATTCACAGTGGATTCAACTATTGAGGGGACTGTAACAGGTGCCAAGGGTATCGTTGATAGCTATGATAGTGTTAATGGTATTATTCGTTACCACCAGACAGAAGCAACTGGCTACGATGCATTTACAACTTCCGACTTCATTAGATTGGAAGGGGATGCTGGTGCTGGTGTAGATTGTACTGCGGTAAATAACCCTGAAGTGCAGCCTTACTCTGGTGAGATTGTATTCCTGGAAAATAGAACACCTGTTAACCGTGCATCGGATCAGATTGAAACAATCAAATTAGTACTTGAATTTTAAGGGTTTAAAACATGGCAATTAAGTTTAACGTAGAGCCGTATTATGACGACTTTGAAACCGCAACAGCGGTCGATGGTTTATCTCCACAGGAGAAGTACCATCGAATTCTTTTCCGCCCTGGGCATGCGGTTCAGGCTCGTGAGCTTACACAGATTCAGTCCATGTTGCAACATCAGGTTACCTCAATGGGTAACCACTTCTTCGAAGAAGGTTCAATGGTCATTCCTGGCCATGTGTCATTTGAAGGTAAACTCGACTATATTAAATTAAGCAGCCTTTCTGGTATTCCACAGGCAGCTAGCTATCCTTCAACCGATGAAGGTCAGGCACAATATGAAGCTGCATTTGAAGCATTCTTTGATAATCAGGTAGGTAATGTATACACTGGTGGCACTACTGGTATTACTGCTCGTGTTGTTAAGGTGCTCCCTGCTGAAGGCACAGATCCAGTCACAATGTATGTTAAGTATTTGTCAGCTGGTTCTAGTGGCGAAACGGTATTTGATGATGGTGAAACTTTAACAGCAACAGCAGATAGCACGACATACACAGCTGTAGCTGCTGCTTCTGCATCTACTGGTTTTGGTTCAGCGGCATTCGTCGAGCGTGGTATCTACTACCTCAAAGGCAACTTTGTTATCGTTCAGAATGGTTCATTGATTCTTGACAAGTATGATGTAAACCCATCTTACGATGTTGGTTTGCAGATCACTGAATCAATTGTTGATTCTGCAACAGACCCATCACTGAATGATAATGCAAATGGTACTTCAAACTATGCAGCACCTGGCGCACATCGTTATCAGATTAAGTCGGAACTGGTAAAGCAAGCGGTTGGTGGTACCACTATTGAGAACTTCCTCCTCCTTATCCGAGTTGAAGAAGGTTCTATTGCACAGAAAGTTCGCACAACAGATTACAGTGTCATTGAAGAAACACTGGCACGCAGAACATTTGATGAATCTGGTAACTACACCGTTCGTCCATTTATGGTTAATGTACGCGAGCATACAGATGTCAACACCCCAGGCGATGATGCAAAACTTGCTCTTGGCATTGAACCATCAAAGGCTTATGTTCGCGGTTATGAGATTGAAACTCTTTCAACCACATACGTTAATGTAGATAAGGCTCGCGACTCCACCCTATTTGAGGCAGCATCTGTTCCAATGTTGATTGGTAACTATGTTACTATTGAAAATGTAGAAGGTATTCCTGATATCCAAACCTTTGAGCGCATGGAAATCCATTCTTCTACAGGTGGTGCGGGTGGTATTATCGGTTATGCTAGAGCTCGTTCTTATGTCTACGCTGGCTCTGGTGAGTATCGTATCTACTTGTTTGACATTCAAATGTCATCGGGGTACACTTTTGCGGAATATGCTAAGTCATTCAAACTTGCATCTACTCCAGAATTTATTGCAGATATTATCCTTGATGGTAGCGGCAAGGCTATTATTCAGGAACCAACTCGTAACACAATGGTATTTCCACTACCATTTAATCGTGTTAAGACTTGTGACTCTCAGCCAGATGGTGTTGCAGATGATTTCAATTATGTTTATTTCTGCAACCGTTATCTTGGTTCATCTCCTGTATCATCAGGTGAAGCAGTGTTCGCAACAGTTGGCTCTAATGAGCTGCTGGAACCATTTGATGATGAGAACTGGATTCTTACTGTAGCATCTGGTGCAAACAGTGGTGATATTGTACCTCTTTCAACTGGCAGTGTTACAATTGCAACCAATTCCGAATCAGTAACCATCTCAGGCCTTGGTGCTTACGAAGGTAATAATGTTAAACTGATTGCTGGTGTCAAGCGTACATTGAACCAGAAAGCTAAATCATTGACCACATCTGGTAACGACAACATTCATCTATTCTCAATTGCATCTCCTACAGGTGATGATCAATTGGGCTTTGCAGATGGCTACAAACTTCATGCAGTTTATATGTCTGCAAATATGTCTACTCCAGCAACGGTTAATGATGATGATGTGTCAGAGTACTACGACTTTGACAACGGTCAGAGAGACAACTTCTATGACCTGGCGCGCCTGAAGCTCAAACCAACAACAGCGTTCCGTCCTACCGGCCAGCTGCTTGTTAAGTATGAATACTACACACATGGTGGTGGTGACTTCTTTACTATTGATTCGTATGACAACTTGGAAGATTCAACTGGTCATACTGTTTCATATGAAGACATCCCAGCATTCGTATCAAAGTCTACTGGCCAGTCCATCGAACTGCGTTCAGCAATTGACTTCCGTCCTCGCGTATCTAATGCGGGTAATAACTTTACCGGTACTGGTGCTCAGGTTTCTGTATGCCCAGAACCACTAACTACCTTCACAACCGATGTACAGTATTATCTGAACCGTATTGATAAGGTGTACATTGATAAGGATGGTAACTTTGGTGTTGTTAAGGGTGTTCCAGCTGTTGAGCCAGAACTACCAGATGATCCAAAGGATGCAATGGTTCTCTATCATGTATTTGTTCCTGCATATACACTGACTCCAGAAGAAGTTGTGATCGATATGATCGACAACAAGCGTTACACAATGCGTGATATTGGTAAGCTGGAAAAGAGAATTAATACCCTTGAGTATTACACATCCCTTTCTCTCCTTGAGAAGGAAGCTGCTGACAAGCAGATTGTGGATCCAACTACTCAGGTACAGAGACTGAAGGCTGGCTTCCTTGTAGATTCATTTGCATCTCACAACGTTGGTAATGTAACCAGCCCAGAGTATAGATGCTCAATTGATCGCGCTAATCGCAGATTGCGTCCTTCATTCTCCGAAGACAATGTACGCCTTCTGTACAACTCCACACTCTCTTCCAACGTCCAGAAGACAGGTGATCTGATTACCCTACCATACACTGAAACTCCTCTGTTCTATCAGAGTCAGGCGTCTGGTCAAATCAATGTAAACCCATTTGATGTATTCTCATGGGGCGGTACTGTTGAACTCTCCCCCACATCAGATGAATGGAAAGATACAACTCGCCGCCCAGCAGTTGTTGTGGACCAGGAAGGTGTATACGATGCAATGCTTGGTATCATTAACGAGACTGATGCGTTGGGTACTGTATGGGGGGAATGGCAGACTAACTGGACCGGTGTAAGTATTAGTACATCTACACAAGCGTTTGGTAATGGTTCACGTCGTGGTTGGGGTAACCGTATCCAAACTACTACTACAACCACTACTACCACAGGCCAATCACGTCAGGGTATTGAAACCTCTGTTGTACCTGATACAATCAACACCAATATTGGTGATCGTGTAGTTGAGGTCAACTTTGCACCATTCATTCGCTCTCGTCTGGTTAGCTTCAAGGCAACACGTCTGAAGCCTAACACTGAAATGTTTGCGTTCTTTGATGGTGTGGCTGTTACTCCATTTGTTCGTCAGGAATCTACATTTACAAAGTATACAGATGGAGACAATCCAACCGTAAATGGTAAGAACCTCCTTACTGCGCACCCAGATGGTGCTACAACTCTAACCACTAATGCAGCGGGTGAGTTGATTGGTTCGTTCTTCATTCCTAATAGTGACGCACTAAACTTTAAGACTGGTACACGTATCTTCCGTCTATGCGATGATCCATCAAACAATGAGGTCAATACTACAACATTTGCAGAAGCAGCGTACAATGCCAAAGGCCTGATTGAGACCAAAGAGAATGTAACAATCTCTACTCGTGTTCCACTGATCGAGCGTCGTGAAGTTTCTGGTAACCGTATTATCAGTAACACACGCAACAACACTTCTGCATCATGGTATGATCCACTTGCTCAATCATTCATGGTTGATTTGGATGGTGGTGCATTTATTACATCACTGGATCTGTTCTTCCACAAGAAGGCATCTGACATTCCTGTTACTGTACAGATTCGTGAGATGAACCAGGGTCTGCCAACTCAGACTATCGTACCGTTTGGTGAGGTAACTCTGAACCCTGCTGACGTCAATGTGGTAGATCTTACCTCTTCAAATCCTGATCCTAATCAGGTGACTACATTCACATTCCCATCTCCTGTATACCTACAGCAAAACCAAGAATACTGTTTTGTTATTATGGCTAATACAAATGAGTATGAAGTGTGGTATGCAGAGATTGGTGAGAATAACTATATTACCGGCGAGCGTATTTCTAAGCAGCCTTATGCTGGTGTATTGTTCAAATCACAGAATGCTTCTACTTGGTCTCCTGATCAGAATAAGGATATCAAGTTCCGTATGAAGCGTGCTGACTTTAATATTGATAATCCTGGTACTGTGGTAATGAATAACGGTTCTGTTCAGGAACGCAAACTGATTAAAAACCCATTTAGCACTACCAGCGGTTCTAGTCTGGTCCGTGTAGCACATCGTAACCATCACTTCTATGAAGAAACCAACAGTATTCCTTCATATGTAACTATCAGTGGTGCTACAGATGTCAACGGTATCCCAGCGGCCACAATGAACGCAACCCACCAGGTTCAGGGTGTTGAGATGGATTCATACCTGATTGATGTTGGTGTGAATGCAACTGGTACTGGTATTGATGGTGGTACAGATGTTACTGTTACAGAGAACCAAGGTTTCAATACATTCTACACATTCCTGCAGCATCTGAATCTTCCTGGTACCAATTCCACATGGGGTGTTCGTACCTGTACTGGTATGAGTCTTGGTGCTACCAGCCCAACTCCATATGTGGTTGATTCCGCGTACACTCCTGTGATTGTTAATCAGAACTACACATTAGACGCACCAAAGGTAATTGCTTCAGATGACAACGAACAGCAGGGTAAGTCATTCTACCTGAGAGGTTCACTTGTATCCACTAAGGATAATATCTCTCCTGTGATTGACCTTGAACGTGCATCCGTATATACGATTTCCAACAGAATTAATAACCCTGTGGGTGACAATCCAAGTACGACTGGTCCTTCCGATGCATTCATTGATGCACTTGGTAATGTATGGCCATCTGATAACAGCAATCCTAACAATGCACCTACAGGATTTAACTATGTTGCTGACTTCGGTACAGAAGCAACAACTGATGTTGGTTCGACTGCAGCGAAGTATGTTACTAAGGCTGTGTCGTTGGCAGAGTCTGCTGATGGCTTAAGAATCTTCTTAGATGTTAACAAGCCATCAAGAACTTATGTTGACTTGATGTATAAGGCAGTTAACGCAGAAGAAGAAATTGCAACTACTGATTGGACTCTTGCTACTCCTAGCGAACCAATTCCTTATGCGGACGACAACACCTACCGTGAGGTTGAATGGGAAATTGATCCTCCTGGTGTGTTCAATGTATTCCAGCTTAAGATTGTTCTGAGAAGTAGTAATTCATCACAGATTCCAACCATTAAGGATCTGAGATCAATCGCACTAGTACCATGATAGATCATAAGATGATCCCTGTTGAAGATCATCCAAATCTTTTCAGGGATCCAGTTACAAATGCGATTATAAATATGGATACAAGATCTGCTGCGTCTAACAGAAATGCTAGAATGAAAGCAAAGCAACGCGATGAGGACATTGAAAACCTCAAGAATGATATGGCAGAAATTAAAGAATTATTGACCCAACTTTTAGCGAGTAAGAACTAATGGCAATTGTTATCGTACCAAACACAGACACTTTTAACCAATGGCGTGTAAAGACAAACACCATTGGTTCAGGTGTTGGTGACCTTTCTACTCTGATCAATGATGCTGTTCTAACATATACAGGTCTTACTGGCCAGAATGAAGGAACATTCACTGGTACGCCTGCCACATTCACAATTGTGAATAATCAGGGTACATATGAAGTAACCGTTACCAATGGTGGTGATGGATACGCAGTTGGTGATACTGTGTTGATCACCGGTGGCCAGATCGGTGGTGTTGATGGTGTAAATGATGCAACGATCACTGTTGCGACTGTTGACGCACTTGGAGTTGGTGAGGTACAGACTGCTACTGTAGCTGGTACAACCACCGCTAACCTCGTTGCACAGGTAAACAACCTTAGAGATGATGTGGGTGACACCAACACTGCACTACAAACTAATGCTGCTCAGGTACGCGATGCGATTAACGAATTTGAAGAAGTATTGAGAGGTGCTGGTGCCAATAACTACACCCTCAACACAGATGCTGACAACTTGGTTGCTGCTATCAATGAGCTGGAAACAGCAGTTCGTGGCACTAATATAGATTACAACCTTGATACCACATCTAATGATTTGGTATCTGCAATCAATGAATTCCAAGCTGAGTTGGGTCTGGTAGAGAGTTTTGATGCCACAGGCACTTCTCCTATTGCGGACGCTAATCACACAATTACGTACGTTAATATTGGATCGACGTTCGAGGCCGCTGTTAATGCACTGAAAGATAAAGTCGACTACCATTCAGATGAACTTGGTGGTAAGATGTCTGCAGACTATGATGGTCCTGAGACAAACCATATGGATGCGCTGAACGCATTGTACAATGCATCTTCTCTTGGTACCTTGGATAATACATACGTTCGTCGTTCTGGTACTCTTGACATGACTGGTATGTTCCAGCTTCATCAGGATGGTATCACTTCAAACGCAAACAGCATGCTTCTGAAGACTGGTGCTGCTGATGTGACTGCTATTACAATCAGTGCAACAAATCAAAATGTTGGTATTGGCGGTGGTGTTGGCACACAGAAGTTAAAGGTTACTGGTGGTGTTAATGCTACCACTGGTTTCTATTATAATGGAGATGATACAGACACCCGTTATATCCGTGCTGATGTTGGCTCTGCACAGACCCTTGAAATTGATACGACGGTTACTGCATCCATTAATCTCGATCCTGGTGCAGGTGAAACAGTAACAATTGATGGTTCAATTGTTGCTAGTGATAGCTATACTTTCCTTGAATGGTTCCAGGACACAGTTGGTGATATGTTTACCGGTAACCAGGAGTCTGGTGGTATCAGTGGTGTATACAATGATGGTACTGGCAAGATCACTCTTGCAATTGCAGATGATGGCCACAACCACGTCGTAAGTAATATTGATGATTTCGATAACGAAGTTAAGGATCGTGCTGCAGCAATGATCACAGGTGCTACTCACTCTGGTCTTGCTACAACATACGATAATGTAAATAATCGCCTCACATTCAATGTCAATGACCCTGTTCTAACTATCTCTGGTGAAGCAACTGGTTCAGCCACAATGACTAACCTTAGTAACACCACTATTAGTGTTACCCTGGATCAGGAAGTCATTCAGGACAAAGCAGCACCATTACTGTCTAATGGTGTTCATACTGGTCTGTCTGCTACTTATGATGATGCAAACAACCGTATCAATCTTGCATTGACTGCTGACCCAACTATTGCACTTTCTGGTGATGTATCAGGTTCGGTAACCCTTACCAACCTTGGTACCCAGACATTTACAATTAATGCTGTAGTTGCTGATGATAGCCACAATCACGTTATTGGTAATATTGACAACTTCACTGAAGAAGTACAAGACATTGTTGGTGCCATGGTTGCTCCAACAAACGTTGAATCTGGTATTACTGTAACATACGATGACAATACTGGTAAGTTGAACTTTGATGTTAATGATCCTACCATTACATTGAATGGGGATGTAACGGGTTCTGCTACAATGTCGAACCTTGGTTCAATGACCATCACTACTACTATCGTCAACGATTCACACACCCATGATGATCGTTACTATACAGAATCGGAAGCAGATAGTCGCTTCTTTAATGTGTCTGGTGACACTATCACTGGTAGCTGCACTGTGCAGGGTGATATTTACCTGGGTTCAGGTGCTTCATCCTCGCTCCAACATTTCTGGGACAATAACAGTAGCACCTGGCGTACATTCCAATACGATCAGAGCAACTGGTATGTTGAAGATGATGGCGGCACAAACCGTCTGTTGGTTCATGCTGGTAACCTAGGTTCATTTACATTCCCATCTGCATCAAACGCGAACACCCTTGATGGTATTGACTCCTCACAGTTCCTGCGTTCAGATGCAAATGACACTGCAACCGGTAACCTAACCACTTCTCACTTATATGCTAGATCCAATGGTGCATATGATCTTGGTACAGGTACAGTAAGATATCGTACAATGTATGCTGGTACATTTAACGGTACAGCAACCACCGCACAATACGCTGACTTGGCAGAGAAATACCTTGCTGATGGTGAATATGTTGCCGGTACTGTTATTGCGGTAGGTGGTGAAGCTGAAGTGACTGCCGCCACGGACGAAATTGCCCATTCAGTGATTGGTGTTGTATCAGAGAATCCAGCATTCCGAATGAATGAAGATCTCGAGAATGGTACCTACATTGCACTGAAGGGACGTGTTCCTGTCCGCGTACAGGGAGATGTTAAGAAGGGGGACCGTTTGGTTGCCTCATCAACTCCAGGTGTAGCTGAAGCAAATAATGCTATGGGAATGTGGTCATTTGCTGTTGCCTTAACAGACAAAGTAGGGGATACTGTAGAAGCTGTTATTCTTTAAGGAGCTTCTATGATTGGTATTGTTGGTTATGGATTTGTGGGTAAGGCTGTCGAATACGGCTTTAGCAAAACAGATCATTTTATTGTCGACCCCCTACATTTTCCAGAACACTCTCTAGCTGATCTAGTTGAGCACAATCCCGAAGCGATCTTTGTGTGTGTTCCTACTGATGATGGGGATCAGTTTGCTACATTAACTGATACTCTTGATCAGATTGCAGGTCTAGGCTACAAGGGTATTGTAGTAGTCAAATCTACTGTTCTTCCAAAGTACCTTGAGGGGTACAATGTTGTCTACAATCCTGAGTTTCTTTCTCGCCGTACTGCATTTGAAGATTTTGTAAAACCACACGTCTTAGTGATTGGTGGCCAGCAATCTAAAGCAAAGCGTGTATTGGAAATGTATATGAACTACTCTGATGTTCGTTGTGATAACATCTTCCTCACTTCAGTTAATGCTGCCTCAATGGTTAAATATATGTTCAACACATACTATGCAACCAAACTAACCTTCATGAATCAGATGTATGATGTGGCGCAGCAGGCTGGTGTACATTGGAATGATATCAAACAGATTCTTGGAAAACATCCATGGGTAGGAACATATCATCTTGATGTCCCTGGTTATGAGGGGCGAGGTTTTAGTGGTCCATGTCTTCCCAAGGATACAAAAGCCCTTGCTGCTGAATATGATGTTGAATTGCTACATAAGGTGTTGGAGTTAAACGACAAATACCGAGATGAAAACTCTACTAGTTGAACTTTCAGAACAATGCAATCTCGATTGCTCGTACTGTGGTGTAAACAAAAGATCAAAACAGAAAGTAAATCTTGATCATGTTCTCGAGCAGTATAGTCTCCTGCGTTCAAAATACCCCGACGAGAAAATAAAGATAGACTTCTTCGGTGGTGAACCTTTGTTGCAGCTTGATAGAATTAAGTCTATTATTGAGGCTACAGAGAACGACCCCAATCTTGAATATTTTATGCCAACTAATGGTCTTGTTTTAACACAAGAAATGGCGGATTATCTGATATCAAAGAATGTAAGAATGTCACTATCGTTTGATGGACTCTGGCAGGACGACAACCGAAAGCAATTATCCGGTAACGGCACTCTCACCAAGTATATGGCAAAGAGTGATCTATTTAAGTCTCTCCCACTAGAATGTCATACTATGATCACTAGGGGAAACTATAATCTTCTTGAAAACCACCTTTTTATCCAGGACTTAATCGGAAAAAATTCCGATCAAACGCTTGTCCGTGACAGAAATATATGGGATAATGACAGTGTAGATAAACTAAAGGCTGGTATCACTGAGTTGTTTGAGTGGTATAAAAGACATCCAGAAAAAGAGATGCCGGGGTTGATTAAACATTACCTTAGCCATATAGTAAGGTATAAGTATAAGAAGGTAGAGCTGAATACCTGTGGTGCTGGTGAGAAGATGATCACCGTTGCAGACGAAGACAAGGTTCTTCCCTGCGGTAGGTTTAGAAACGAACCAGACACTATTGCTAGTATTCCTATCTACACAAAAATGTCTGAGTGTGAGACATGCGAAGTGAGACACTACTGTAAGAAGGGGTGTCTGTATGAACAGATACACAACGGTGGACCTATTAAGGAGCTGTGTGACATCTACAAGCATATCTACTCAGAAGAATTTAATATGATCAAACAGTTGAAGAATGATCAGCACTTTGTAGGTGTATTGAAAAAGGAAATTATGGATGCTTGATGATAAAGACAAAGCGAATGCATCGTTGTTTAATGCTGCTGCCCATCTAACAGAGGCAGCAAAGTATATGTCTGACATGGATAAGGGGATCTCACTAAAGATCTTTGCCATGGCAGATAAGATCCTTTCCATTATTGATGCCCCCCAACCAAAGTTATCAAATAAAGAACTGGATGATATTCTGGAGGAGATTCTAAATGCAGAAGACTAGAGGACCGCTGGTAATTGAGCTGACTACCAGTGCATTATGTGATCTGAATTGCACATATTGCTTTGAGGGTGAGAAGGTTAACAAGCAGAGGCTTGAGGACTTTGACACACTGTATGCTAGGATTGATGAACTAACTAGTGACCCATGGTTTAAAGAAAACTACAATGGATTCACATTCTCATTTTGGGGCGGTGAACCGACACTTAACCACGAGTATATTGTCAAAGTAATCAATCACTTCAAGGACCATCCTGCAGTAGGTCAGTTTCATATCTACACCAATGGTTTCAACTTCAAGAATATGAGTCGAATTATTGATAATGTAGACACAACCAAACTGCATATTCAAGTTTCATATGACGGTCAAATTACTAATGATATTTTCAGATTGACGAACAAAGGAACCTCCACAACTGAACAAGTACTAAATACCTTTGACAAATTGGCCAAAAGAGGTATTGATCTTGCAATAAAGAGTACACTACCCACTACTTCTATTTTTAGTCTGTATGATACATGGCTAGAATTTGAAGGTTTGGTTAATAAATATAAGGATTACCCAAACGTAAAAATTAACTTTGCGCCAACGATTGAGTATGCTATGGGACACACACCATTTGGTGGGGAAACGGATCATGCAGTTGCAAAGTTTGAAAAGCAGATGAAAAAGATCGCCAAAAAGGAGATCGAATTCTACAAGGAGCATGGAAGGTTCTTGTGCTCATGGTTTGGTAGCTCTGATAGTAAGACAAACTGTACTGCTGGAGCTAGTATGATGGCAGTAGATGTGGACGGTGGAGTGTATGCTTGCCATGGTGCTCTCTACTCTCCTCAGAAGGAAGACATGAAATCAGCAACGATTTTCGATAATGATTTCACTGTTAAGGTAAAAGACTTTGCGGACAAGCATGTTCCTGCAAGGCATAGGATTAATGACATCTGTAAGGGATGTGTTGCAACATACTGTGCTGTATGCCCTGTTGCGGTATATGACGCAAGTAAGAAGGTTGACCATCTAGATAGATGGACAGATAGATGTGTGAATGGGTTGTGTAAGTTCTATAAGGCGTTTGGGCGATTAGATAGAGCTGTACAGCACCATATAAACAACTTGGAGAAGTGATATGACAGTAGGTGTAGTTGACGCTGGTGATAATTGTACAGCAGCACATTGTATCAATCATGGTACAGGTACCACCACGTGTGTTGAACACCGCAGTACATGCTCAACCAACCGTGCATTGACATTCTCTGACTTTGCTCAGGGTGGCAACATTACTGCTACCCAGGTAGAGGAAATGAGAGTCAAGATTCGTGATGAGTTGGCTAGATACAACCTTCATGCTAACTACAACTACACATTGTACCAGCCAACAGCTATTGGTGCTGGTGGTATTGTGGATGACACTCACTATAACAACCTGAATGATATGATCCGTCAGGCCTACGGTTCCGATATCAATAAGGCTGCGGGTCAGCTGATTGATGATGCAGATTGGGATAACTTGATCTCATACTATAATGTGGTTCGCCAAAACTGCATCTGTAACACCGACTGCTCATGTAATAATGTGTGTGCGTGCCACAATGATTGTGATTGTAACTACAGCGATGAAAGACTGAAGGAGAATATTAAGTATCTTGGTCTGGTAAGTGATCTGAAAGTGTACAGCTTCAATTATATCTGGAACAAAGCAGAAGAGATGATTGGTGTGATGGCTCAGGATCTCATTGGTACCAAGTATGAGGATGCTCTTCGTAAAGACATTAACGGATACTACATGGTAGATTATAGTAGGTTGCCACTCTAATGGAAAAGACAATTACTAAAATCAATGAGGTTCTGTCTGAAAAGTTTGACAGAGGTATCTCAATCAGAGTCACCAACACTCTCAGTATTCCTCCAATGGATGATGATAGTCAGTTCTCCATTAAATTTAAGTTTACTGTAAATGGTGCTGGGTACCGTGGATGGTATCTATCCAACACCGATCGTGCTGAGATAAATGAATTTGTGTATGACACCCTGCACGATGATGTGTTTGTTCTGCCTAATCTAGTGGACTTTGATGGTAAGTGTTATGCCTTGGTTGGTGATGGTATGATTACTGTTGAGCGTGAAACTAAGGTTCTTATGACCAACGATGTAGCGCCATCCTCAATTGTAGAGCTGCATGAAATGCTTGAGGACATTGATGTGTCGTCTATTGATATGTCGGATGTATATGACAGACAGGTTGGTTACAACTTCAGTGATGAAGAATGTATGCTGATGTATACCAACATCCCTGGTAATGTTCTCAGTGATGGTAGCGGTCGTTATACACTAATTGACTTAGATGTATTTAATATTCTCCCAACGCGTTTCAAATATTGTCCTGCATTCTCTCTTCTATGTGATAGGATTGGTTTTAAGCAGTCTCGCCTTGAGGGATTCTGCGATAAGTATAATCTGGACCCTGAGATGTTCCTTTCCAACTACAAGCAGTTTCTTCAATTTGAGAAGGACATGGGTTCTGATGATGAAAAAATGATGGAGATTTTAACGGAGAAATAATTATGATGGTATATGATTTAGCTATTGTGGAGGACCATGGTCACCACTATAGAGTGATTGGTACAACAAAGAATACATTAGACCGTATGGCCGGTGAAGACTATATTAAAGTGTCATCGATGGCGTATGAAATGATTTGGCCTGCATTGCGAGATGGTAAGGAAGTAAGACTTCCTAAGGTTCTCCATACCAATGAAGTACTTCCCGGTGAAGTACAAATTATCGAACATAGTCCTGATGATGCAGATGCAGCACGCACTGCAGCACTGATCAAGGTACGCTCGCTTGTTGTCCCAGAGATGACTAAAGAGTCAGGATTCACTCTTTATAACTTCATGATGATGAATAATGAGTTGGCAAGTGAAGGATACTTCATTACTAATAATAATCGTGAAGAAAAGTACATTGAGATCATCGAAACAGGCAATGAAAGGCTAATTGAAACCCTTGAGATGTACCTAGAAGCTAAGGATACCCTTGACCGGGCGGCCTCAATGAAAGTTCGGTTGGATAAGTTCCGTAAAGAAATCGGCCGAATGGATGCTGTAGATGATATTAAGACGGCTACCGACAATTTCTTGGCTACATTCTATACCTCAAAGTAATATGAATGTCCGCTGTTGTATATCACTCAAACGATCATAAGAAGATCAATGGTACTCTCTTCTATTGTTTTGAGTACTATGTACTGCTAAAAAGATACATTCCAGGCCTGCAGTATATCCTTCTCAATACTTCCGATGAAGATCTTCAATGGATGAAATCTATCTTTATTGAGAAGTATAACTTTGATCATGCTTATCTTAATGACATCACTAACCTAACAAGGCTTACAGATTTTGTTAGGTTGTCGGTTGATAATGTTCTAATCCTTGATATTCATACTTATAGTAGAGTAAAGGACTTTCTCGGAAAGGCTCGATCAGTTCGTGTGTATAGTAATGAGGAGCACAACTACCTGAACGCTAAACCCCATCATGTGTTCTATGGGTTCTACGACTATCAGACATTCAATAAAAAAACTAGAATCAAATTATATGCTGACATACACAAGAGGTTTCCTAATAAAAGAAACAAAGTGTTTGTTACGTCATTAAATGCAGACAATGATTATATTGTCAATCAGTTAGGATTAGATCCATCGAAGGTATTTGTAAAAAATCTAAACAGTCACAATGAGAATATGTATGAACAGGTTGGTGAGATGATCTACTGGCATAGTTCACATACAGATACAAATAACCGAGCAATAGTGGAGGCATACATCCATGATATTCCTCTGACCATACACTTCAATGGACACTATCATGATAGCATCTATGAGAGATCTAACACCATTGCTAATGGTGGTTTGCAGGAAATGTTTCTTGATCAGTCTGATATACTAATACAGGACTTCATTAATGATTGTACAAATACCAAGTAAGTATGAGCTCTGCCTAACCTACTCTTGGGGTCCTATCGATCAGGGTATGTGTGGACACATATTTGAGTGTATTGAATACTACTTCATTCTGAAAGAACATTACAGTGTGTGTATATTCATTCCTGAGCCACTCAGCAAGAAGTTCATAGAGGATACTGTTAGGGACAAGTATGATTTCACAGAAGAGGAAACAACGGACCTTTTCGATAATACTATCTTTGGCAATCATCCTAAGATTCTGAAGGGAAGTAATGTACTGTTAACGGATGCTGGGTTTGGAAAGATGACTAACAGACATCTATTGTTTGATAACATCATGGCTTTTCCATGCGCCGATATGTCATTCAAACAAATGGAAGGTATTACTGTATTCCAGGATGACCGCATGTATGGTACGGATGCCAAATGCACAACCCATCACTATGTAAAAAAGATTCTACTAGATCGTTATAAGACAATTGGTGATAGTGTTATTGATACTAACCTTGTATATGCTACTAAGAATGCAAGAGGGCTTGATGAGTCCATCTACACAGAGTTGGAGCAGTACCCAGGAAACTTTCTGCTGTTGACTAATACAGAGATTAAGGGTATACTATCCGATCGTTATACACAGGAAGAGATGCCTGTGAAGAATCTATTTGAGAAGTTTAGTACATACATCTATACTCCTGTAGGAAAGAAGTATGATTGCAGTCCTAGATTCTTGGTAGAATGCAAGCACTATGGTAAAAATGTTATATTCCATAACATTGACTATTGGGATGTTGATCATGGTTTGAAGTGGAGAGTCTATGACATCGAGTACGATTATGATTCACTACTTCTTAGATCGGATGATAGTATCATAGAATTAATAGGAGACATCATTGGATAATTATTGTCTCACTGTAACATATAAATGTCAGTGGCATTGCCCATACTGCATTACTGATACACACTCTAAGAGTATAGAGTATGATCAGGTACTAGACAACATTAAAAGGATACCCGATCGTGCTCATGTCTCCCTTAGTGGCGGAGAACCTGGTATGTTACCAACAGGAAAGATCATAGAGGTTATTAATAGACTGCGTGAGAAGCAATGTGTGGTACAGGTTAATAGCAATGGGTTGATTTTTAAAAGACCCGCTATTGTTGATATGGTGGACTTCATCTTCTACCATTGCAGTGAGAACCTGGATATTGATGATGAGGTTGTAAAGGATTACCCTGATAAGACTCAGTACATGGTAGTTGTAACAGACAACAACATTGATAAACTCAGATCATTTTTGGATAAGCATAATGATATTCATATATCAATTTATGCAGCTAAAGAGGTCCCTGTCAATGGTAAGGTTGGCGAACATCTCAGTAAAAAGAACGCTATCAGACTCGTGCGTGAGTTTAAGGATTACATCAAACCAGATGAGGTTCCACACATCCTAAATTTCAATGAGTATACTTTGCAGACAGAACACATTAAATGATTAATAATTATACATTTCCTTTAATTGATAAAGATGAACCTATATGTCAGCGCGCTAAACTTGACACAGGGACTTTCTGTAATTATGAGTGTTCTTTTTGTTACTATATTGATCGCCTGCATGAGAAGACAGATCTGGATGTGGTAAAACAGCGTGTGGATTATATCTATGAATGTGGTATCCGCGAAGTAGATCTTAGTGGGGGTGAATCTTCTGTCCGTACTGATTGGTTTGAGCTGCTGGACTATTGTAAGTCAAAGGAAATGTCAGTCAGTACGGTGACTAACGGATACAAGTTTGCTGACCATGATTTTATGAAAAAGTCAAAGGAGCATGGATTGCAGGAGATTCTGTTTAGTGTACATGGGCCCAATAATGACATCCATGATCTTGTAGTTGGAAGAAAAGGAGCATTTAAGCGAATCATTAAAGCAATTGAGAATGCCCATGATCTAGGAATACTGGTTCGTATCAATTATGTTGTTAATCAACATAGCTACAGTCTAACAGATGAGTTTGTGTGCATGGTTGATCAGGTGAAGCCATATGAACTGAACTTTCTCACACTAAACTTCTTTGGTTCCGCTAACGAGTATCTACCATACAAACTGTCTACTACTCATATCAAACACTGCATTGATATTGTTGACGTTCCTATTATTAATGTAAGGTATGTACCATATTGCTATATGGAAGGGTACGAGAAGTATGTCTGCAACACGTTCCAGCATATCTATGACAGATACGATTGGAATATGGCAGTGTATGATCAAAGAATAGATCCGGAAGTGTATAAAAAAGATCCTCTGGATGCATTATATAAGCAAGCGCAGGAAGACCGTAAGCGCATGTACTATAAACCAGAACAATGCAAGGGATGTAAGCATCTCCTAATATGTGATGGGTTGGAGAATGTAGTTCATGATGATGTAATGCCAACAGAAGGACCAGTGGTGAAGGAGATCAATCACTACAGGAAGGAATACTATGCCAAAGTATAGTATTCTAATTCCCACTCATAATAGACCTGAACTGTTTCAGAGATGTATTGCCAGTGTACAGAGAGGTATGCTTGGTGCTGACTACGAGATTATAGTTAATAATGATTCACGAGATATTGAGGAAGTAGAAAGATATAACATTAAGTACTACTACATGCGCAATGATAATCTTGGTATGATATACAAGTTTCTATTTGATAGAGCAAACGGTGAGTATGTGTACTACATGGAAGATGATGATATTATGGATCCAAACTTCTATGAGCGCATTAAGTTATTCAACGAGGATATTATGTTTGGCAACTATGTTCCTTTTGAATGGAATAAGTCATTCATTGAGTATATGAGATCAAGACCACAATCATCAAAGGAAGATTTCCTGGAAACATTTGATCCACACCATTTCCAACTGTGCCAGATTATGTTTCGGAAATCTGCATTGGCAGACGCTGATTTTCCTACCGACAACAACCTACAGAATGATTTCCTTTTATTTGAGAGACTGCAGGGTTCGTTTAGAGTAGTAAACAACTTCTTCTATAAACAAACAATTGATGGTGGTGATAATATTAGCTTCAGCTACCTCAATAAGGATCCAAGATGGACTTCATAAAGGTATCTGGTGTAGATCATTATGAACAGAGATTGTATGTTCATTGGGATGTAACTACTATTTGTGAGTACAAATGTTCCTACTGTTATGCTCGCAAACAATACAAGGATCAATGGAATCGTCCTGGAAACTGGGAGGATCACAAATACATTATTGACGAGTTGAGTAAGAGTACACTCCCTGTGTTTCTTGGTCTCCTTGGTGGAGAACCAACATCCCATCAGAGATACTTTACTTTACTTGATATGATTAATGAGAAAGTACTAACTCATCCAGACTCCAGAATGTATATTACAACCAATGGAGCCAAGAGTACAGAGTTCTTTGATAAGCATAAGACATCTAACGGTAAAACTTATTTCCTTTGGAGTCTCCACCCTGAGTATGCAGACTTCGATACATTCTATAACAATGTTCAATTGATGAACAGCAAAGGATACAAAACAAAGATAAATTTGATGCTTCATCCTGGCAAAAGATACTGGGAAAGACAAAAGGAATGGTATTATCAGCTATCGGAGCTCCACTATGCTATACTACATCCTCATTTCATCTATCATGGGTTTGATAAGGATGTGAAGTATACAGATGAATTCTTTGAGGAGTTTAACTTCCTACAGGATCAGAGAATAAAGGAATTTGTGTTTGAGGATAGTGTAGGAGAGAGTTATATACTTTCCGACTATGAGATATTCAAGGGTGGGCATAACCAGTTCAAGGGCTGGCAGTGTTGGCATAATAATTTCGAGATTAGGAATGATGGGTTGATATCCGATCAATGTTTTGATAGGCAGGGTAGACAAATCACAAAGGACTTCTTTAAGAATATTACAGAGATCGTACCCAGAGTATGTCCACACAACTATTGTAGCTGTGATGGCCTAATGAAGATTAGGAAAGAAAAATGAAAATAATGAATGCTACACGTGAGTACGATGTCCACATCTGTTACGATATTACACTAGCATGCAACAATAGATGTGAGTACTGCTACTGCCTGGATGACCTTGACAATAAGAAGAAATGGAATGAGGAAACATTCCAACTATTCAAACAGGAACTTGCTAAGCTAACAGATTATAGGGTTCGTGTGTCTCTTGTGGGTGGAGAACCCCTAGTAATACATGACAAACTACATCGTGTTAAAGAATTACCAATTAGTAGCCTGCAGATCATTAGTAATCTCAACTTCCCCGAAAGAAACTTTGAAAAGATCCTGACCAATGTAGTGGATGTAAATCCCAACCTACTTGCTGTGTCATGGCACCCATCCTCCAAACTGGATGATGTTAGAAGGAATATCCTGAAGGCAAAAGAGGCTGGTTTAAATGTAGTGATATCATATCTACTTGATCAGGATAACCTGGATGAGATCTGGGAGGAGGCACATTGGGCATTGAATAATGAAATCTGGTTTGTTGTAGACATCATACATACTAATGGGGAAGATAGATTTAAGGATAAACGAAACGCCAAGTATGTTAAACTACTCCATCTATCCCAGAGACTGCCCGTAGATCTGCAGATCATTGATCCACTAACAGTTACTATTGATGAAAGCATCTACGATCAGGTTGATATGATGCTGCTGGATATGAAAGACATCTCTAAGCGATACTACACACAATGTAAACACACTGCATTGGATGTACATTATGATGGTAGCTATGATGTACAATGTAGTCATCCATACTCAGGTCATCTGAAGGATGGACTTGAGATCAGAAGCGTGTTTTGTGACAATCACACATGCGATAAAAATGTTACAACTTATAAGAGACTACTAAGACGTAAATGACCAAGATAATGAACGCCCACAATGAATATGTTGTGGACCTACACTATGATATTACATTGGCATGCAACAACCGTTGTAGTTACTGCTATGCCCTGGATTATCTTGACAACAAGAAGAAGTTTAATGAGGAAACATTTGGCCAGTTAAAGGAAGCGTTGGTACAGTTCCGGAAAGATAATCCTGAGTACAAGATAAGGCTAACATTGTTGGGCGGTGATCCTTTTGTGATTGAGAACTTTAGTAGAGTGAAGGAACTTCCTGTTGATAGCGTTGAGATCTTATCCAACCTCAACTTTCCCAAGAGACACATTGATAAGATAATGCCAACTCTGCAGAGCATGAAATGTTTTGTCGCTGCATCATGGCATGAATCATCTGATATTGAATTGGTGAAATCAAATGTCCTAAGAATGAAGGGGGAGGGTATTGATATTGGTATTTCCTTCCTTCTTGATGATAAGAATCTCCCGTGGGTGTACGAACATGCCCTCTGGGCAATCGGTAATGACATTCCCTTTGATGTGGATATTATACGCGACAAAGATAATAATGATTTATTTACTGACACAGATGATGCTCGGTATGGGTCAATGTTAATTAACTCCAGGCGACTACTTGTGTCCTCTGCAGGTGAGGAAGTGTACAACACTATTGACGATCGTCATTTTAATGTATATGATATGTACAAGTATGATCTAAAGAATATCTCCAGTCAATACTATACAGAATGTAAACTATCTGCTCTGGCAGTTAGATATGATGGTACAATCAACTCCCAGTGTGGCTACCATTACAAAGATCACATATCTAACGGATTAAAGATCCCCAAAGTTTTTTGTGATAATAGGACATGCTATTGCAACACCACCACATACAAAAGACTCCTAAGACCAAAAGCGGGTGCCAAGGTATGATGCTAGAATGGGAATGCATCCTAGAGTGCAACTACAAGTGCTCATATTGCTGTAGGTTTAATGGACCGGCTGGTGTGACTGGTCCTATACGATACGAGAAGGATAAGGAGAAGGTTTTTGCTTTCCTTAGTAATCTGAAAGAAAAGTATCCAGACTCAGAGTTGTTTGTCTTTGGTGGGGAACCTTTCGTTCATCCATTCATTGAGGATATTGTTGCTCATCTTAATAGAATACAGATGCCATTTGTTATACAATCTAATTTCACATTATATGAAAGGATGTATAATCTACTAAAGAAGGAAAACTATCCCCTACAGATATCTCTTCATCCAGATGATATACAGGATGAGGAAGAGATGCTCAGACAGCTGGCAGTGTTTGCTGATCACATTAGACGAATAGATGTAATGTATACTGGTCGGCAGGCCCTGGATCTTTACAAGAAGATTCTACCGGTGATAGGCAACAACAAACATAAACTATACATTGCTCCTGTTGCTGACTTTGAGATGGATGCTGGGATGAATGAGCATCTATATGACTTCAACCGATTGAAGAAAGATAGTGTAATGGGTAGAGTGTATAACTTTGAAGATGGTGAGCGTAGTTTCATTTGGGAAGACCAGATGAAAGGCTCATTCTCCCTCAAAGGAAAACCATGCCCTTATATTGGAAAGTATATTATGTATGATCCTCAGCTGAATGGATATAGCTGCAACTACAGACAGAATAACGACATATGTCCCAACAATCATTGTTTCTTGGCCTAGGTAAGATATGAAACTACACATTAGAATTGCAGGTGCATACTCTCACTATAACAAACTTCTGCCAATGGCAATGAAGTTTCGTGGGAAGGCTAACCTTACTGTATATGATGGAATCAATCTATGTAGGTGGAACGGTGGAAGAATCAATCGGGAGGTATTTGACTCTGAGCAGCAGAAGCAGGCATATGAGAATCTTGGAGTGAACTTTGCATTTGTGTTCTCCAACCCAACAATTGATCTAAACGACCCTGTTGGTAATGATATACTAGAAAGGTATCATAGAGAAGGCAACTCTATTATTCTGCAGAACTATGATCTCCTAGAATATGTACGCACAAAGTTTCCATTGTATCAAACAGTTTTTTCTATTACTGGACATCCAGGAGGAGTAGTTAAAGATCCTACTAACTACTACCAGCAGCTCGAGAGACACTTTGATATAATTGTACCTAAGCTAGAACACAATATGGTGATTGAACAATACACAGATGATGTTAGTAAGTATGAGTTACTGATTAACGATGATTGTGTGTATAATTGTCCTGTTTGGCGAAAACACTTTGATGCTATTGCCCAGAAAAACACAGAAGGATTGATCTACAGTAGTGATCTAGAATCAGTAGAAGAATGCTGGCTGCCGAAAACTATATTTGATCCCAGTGTTGGTGATACGAAGATGATGAAGGAGCTTGGTATTGAGTTTGGAATGAGTCTAACGAAAGAGCACCTGAAGAATAGAATGCAGGTTGGTATCAACAAATTCAAACTCAGTGGTAGGGAGTTTGGAACACACTCTCCTACATATGAGAGCTACCTGCAAAGTTTGATAGAGATGATAGATGATGCAAAAGATTATATGTACAAATGACTTTATGGATGACTACACCTATGTTGAGTTTGAGGTGTTTACATCCTGTAACAAGTCCTGTGATTACTGCTACAATCTTCTCCAGCATCCGAAGAGATTTCATAACACCTATGATGGTCTGATTAGTATCCTTGATAGGATTATGCAATCGGATAATAAGAGAGTGGTTATTGGAATGATTGGTGGTGAACCATTCATTCATAAGAGATTCAATGATGTAGTTAATCACATCTATGACAACTGCGATCCAATGCATAAACTGCAAACATTTACTCATGGGGATCATAAGCCAGCATTCCATAAGAATAGAATAGACAACCTAGCTAAGTTTGGGGATCGTGTTAAGTTGACTACTTCGATTCACTATGACTATATTGACTATGACAACTTTGCAAAGAACCTCGAGTACACAGATTCCAAATTAAAGTACAATGTTCTCAGTACTATGGTCGGAGACAATATTGCGGATCGCATAGATCTTCTTGATGATCTGATGGCACGCACTAAGAATACCACTCTTCATCTATTTGTGGATGATAGAGAGGAGCAGGACTACATCCAGCTACTCAAAAGGTATAATCAATATCAGACCATAATGAGTAGATACACAGAACGGATGGATAACTACTATCTTGTTGATGAAAAAAAGATCCCATGGAATGTTGCCAAAATGCAAATTATCAAGGATAATGGGTTTGTATTTACTGGTAGGAAATGTACTCCTACCTATTATGAGGTAATGCAGGATGGATCTGTATACCAGGAATGTAACAGAGGATGCCTAGGCAACGTGTATGACAGCAATGAATTATTCAATGTGAGATCATTTCCATGTGATATTCATCGCTGCCCACCGAACCTATCAAAAATTTATGTTGAAAAAACAGATACTTGAATACTCATATAAGCAGGGACTTTCACATATTCCCTCTGCTTTGTCTATGTGTACCTATGTCGAATGTATCTTTCGTGGTCGATATGTTACCCCTGAAGATGCAATCATAATTGGAAAGCCTTTTGGTGCTCAGATGTATTATCTCCTATGGAAGGATCTTGGGTACCTGGACAACATTGAGCAGCTATCAATGGGTGTGAAATCAGAAGAGATTCCTTTTGTTGACTACTCAGAGGAAACAATGGGAAATGCTCTTGGTGTGGCTGCTGGGATTGGACTATCTTCTGATAGGAATATCTGGGTGAACATCTCAGACGCTACCCTGCAGATGGGAAACACACTAGAGGCCATTCAGTTTATTGGACACAACCAGATTCCAATGCTCGTGACCGTGGACTTTAATGAGACTCAGGTGACAGGATATACAGGAGACATTATTCCTGTACTTCCCATATATGAAATGGCTCGTGGATACGGTTGGGATGTGGATATTGTAATAGGCAATAGCGATATGCATGTAGATACTGCCCTGACTCTCACCAATCCTAAAAAGCCAACGATTATCTTTATGAGAACAGTCAAGGGGTCTGGTGTACCAGAAATGGAAGCAGATCCTTTTGGATGGCACTACAGAAAGATAGAATCAGAGGAACAGCTACAATCAATGGTACGGGGATTATGAGACAGACACTACATAAGTTCTTGCACCGCTACAAAAAGGCAACTCTTCTCCATTGTGATATGTGGAAGTGGAATGGTGACTATCAAACCATCAATTGTGGTGTTGGTGAACCAAATATGGTCAACGTTGCTGCTGGCATGGCATCGCAGGGAAAACAGGTAGTGATTTATGGGGTGGCTGGATTCGTCATATATAAAGCGTACGAGCAAATCAAACTAAACATCAAGGGATGGGCAGAGCATCATGGATCGATTGTATTTGTTAATGCTGGTCATAACGGGTGTTACGATGTATGTGGTCGCGGACATCTTGTGTACGATGATTACAAGCTGATGGATGCATTGGACATTCCTCTATACGATCCAATGAATAGAAAGACATTTGTTCGTGATTTGAAAGATGGGTTGAAGAGACCCGGAGTTAGATTTATCCGTTTAGGATGGGATGGTGAAAGGTGGATGTAGTAGTTACAGGTGCAACTGGATTTATTGGTACACACTTATGCAGTGCTCTCAAGAGTCAGGGCCATAATGTTATTGAGATGGGTCGTTATTATACACGAGTGAAATGTGACCGTGTATATCATTTGGGCGGTCCATCCACATCAGAATACATTAACAGTAATCCGGCCGGGATTATTGATATTACTGTTGATAAGACACGCGAAGCATTGGCAATATGTCCCGATGCTCTATTTGTCTATGCATCCAGCAAGGGAGCAGAACAATTAACTGTTGACAATACACCTCAGATGGGATATAATACCGCTAAGAGATTAATGGAAATTTATCTACAGTACAGTGGGGTGGATCATAAAGTCTACCGACTGCCATCTGTCTACGGAGAAGGGATGCATAATGATATGTTCATAAAGAGGTGTATCGATGGAAATGCAACAGCACCTAGCGATCCTGATAAAGTACATTATATTGGTCATGTTAATGATATTGTGGATTCACTGGTCAGACTAGAACCAATGAAAGTTGAAATGATTACACTTGGAGAAATATATGAAAGTTTTGGTTCTGGGCGGCGCGGGCTTCATAGGTCGGCACCTATCGGCTAGGATAAAGGATATCGGTGGTGAGGTTACTATTATCGACAACCTCGATACCTCACATGGACATGGACTAGAAGAGTATAACTTTGTAAATGCCGACCTAAGAACCATTGATGAAAAGCTATTAGAGGATCTTTGCCGTGAGGCTGACATCGTATACCATCTTGCAGGATCAGTTGGCGTTGAGTTGGGGGATAAGGAACCAAAGCGTACTCTATACAACAATGTGGAACTGATGTTAAAGATCATGCCTATCTTCGAACGGGCAGGTACTCATGTTGTATTTGCCTCCACATCAGAGATTTATGGTAATGGTCCAACATTTAATGAAGATGACTCTGCTGGAATTGGACCATCAAAATACACACGATGGGGATATTCTACTACTAAACTTCTATCTGAGTTCATGTTTCGTGTATCAGATATCCCATATAATCTCATTCGTTTCTTCAATATTGTTGGTCCTGGCCAACTACCAGACTATGGAATGGTACTCCCCCGCTTCGTGGATGCCGTGAAGAACAATCGATCTCCTCTGGTTCATGGGGATGGTTCGCAGATTCGTTCATTCTGTCATATTAATGATGCGGTTGAGATGCTACTGCGAGTTAAGGAACATCCCGGTGAGTTGTTTAATATTGGGAACTCCAACAACGCTATAAGCATGAGTGATTTGGCTCATAAAGTTATTGAGGTTGCCAAAAGTGATGTTTTGGTGGAATATGTGCCATACGGTGATGTGTTTAGTGAAAGGTTTGAGGATATTATGTACAGAGTACCCGATACAACCAAGATCAATCATATGACTGGCTATGTACCAAAGTACACTTTAGATGATATAATTGAGAGTATGTTATGAGTAAAATTCTATTTGTTTTTGCACACCCCGATGATGAAGCATATGGTCCAGCAGGCACGATTGCCAAGTTGGCAGAAGACCATGAGGTAACAGTGGTCAGTATGTGCCGCGGAAATCGTCCGGGGCATGAAGAAGTGTGTGATTCACGCAAACAGGCGTTTCAGAAGTCATGTGAGACATTGGGTGCAACACCTATTATGTTTGAGTATTCTGACTGTAAGTTAGACTATGATGAAACCCTCAAGCGTATAGAGGAACTGGTTGAGAAGATCCAACCAAAAGTTGTCTATACTCATAGCAATACAGATATTCATAAGGACCACCGATTGGTAGCTGAGTGCACTATGGTTGCATGCCGACCAAAGCCTCAGTCCTCTGTTAATGCATTGTATATGTGTGAACTCCCAGCAGCAACAGACTGGTCATTCAATCAATTCAATAATGGGTTTAAGCCAAATGTATATAAGGATGTCTCCAACTACATTTGGAAAAAGCAGCAGGTGATGGGATTGTATGCTACCGAGACCTATAACTATCCTGATGCTCGTTCTATCGAGGCAATGGAAGCGTTAGCTATGCATCGTGGGAAGCAGGTTGGGATGCATCGTGCAGAAGCGTTTCAATTGGTATTCTCTCATGACCGTGGAATTCAGTAAACCCTTGCTTCTCTAGGATCAGTTTATATAACCCATACGGGTCCTCATTATAAGGAAAACAGAACTGGGTTGGTCTGTAGTTGAGATTTGAATCAAACCAGGCCAGCATCAGTTCTGTATCCATCTTCATATGATAAATCTTGTCAACAATAGAGTCCAATTGATCTAATCTTTTATGATTATGTGAATGGCCGCCAATAGTGGTGTATGGGTCATTCATTAGATCTCTGACCTGTTCTAGGTTCATGTAGTTACTCTTGTCCCCAGCGAATGCTTTCTGATGAGCCTCCCTGCAGGTAATGAATTCTGCCGATTGAGTTCCCATGGCCAGAATATTGGTTGAGATGAAATATATCTTTGGCGTCTTGAATTTTTGGAATTCTTTTCGATATAAGTACTGGGTATACAATCCATCATCGAACGTCAGCACATAATTCTCAAGGGGAAGATCGAACATCTTCTCGTCAACTTCATGAATCATTAGCACTGGTTTGTTCATTTTAGAGCTTCCAATTGTTATAAATACCTCATAGCTACAAGTTATTTATGGAGCACGAATGGCTGTTTACGCAAATCTAGTAATTGATCGGGGGACGGACTACTTCTCAACAATTAATGTTGAGGGTTCTAATGGCGTTCCTTATGACCTAACTGATTACTTTGCAAGAGGATCAATTAGTAAGGCATACAATTCAGTGGCCCCTACAGCTTCTTTTCTCTTAACTATTAGCAACCCAACAAAGGGTGAGATCAACATGGAGTTGCCAAACTCCGTCACCTCATCCATGAAACCAGGTCGCTATGTGTACGACATTGAAATCTATAAGATGGTACCAGATGGATTTGGTGGCTCAATTCCTGATGATATCGTGCGAGTAGTTGAAGGTCAGGTCGAAGTAACCCCAAGAGCAAAGTACTGAGGTAATATATGGCCGATCGAATTAAAGCCACTATAAATAAAAGAGTAAAAGTTCAGGCTCGTACCATCGAAGTAGGTACGGGTTTCCAACTTACAGACTTAACGGACGTTGATGCAAGCAATCTAGATAACGGTGCCATGCTTATCTATGATTTGTCTGTGCAGAAATGGATTATAACAAATAGGATCTCGAATCCTGACCTTAGAATTATCGGAGGCAGCTTCTAATGTCAACAGTCATTAAAATTAAAACGTCGGCGAGTGATACGCAGCCGGTCAACGGTGTAGGCGATAGTTTACTCGCCACAGGCGAACTAGCGTATACTTATTACACTGGTGCACAGAATAACGATGGTAGTCGTCTGTACATCGGTACGGGTACAGAAACAAATGGTCTATCAGCCAATGTAGAAATTATCGGTGGTAAGTACTTCACTGATATGATGGACCATGTTCATGGTACATTGACTGCATCTTCTGGTATCATTGTTGATGCTAACAAGAAGATCGATGAACTCAGAATTGATAACATTCAGATTGGTGTTGTTAATGGTAACACAATTAGTGTTGACCAGACCTCTAACGCCAATGGAGATATCAACATCATCCCTGGTGGTACGGGCGATAAGATCGTTCTGACTGCAGGCACTATTGAGATCAATGGTACTCAGGATTACACTGGTGATCAGACAATCACTGGTAATCTCCTCATCACAGGAACAGGTAAAGGCAATCTCGAAGTCGACGGTGAAGCAACTCTTGCCTCCGCTATCATCGAAGATCTGACAGACAACCGCATTGTTCTTGCTGGTACAGGTGGTCTGATTGAAGACGATGCAAACCTCACTTTCAACGGCACAACATTTAATGTTGGTGTTGGTAACTTTACGGTTGATCGTGCGACAGGTAATGTGTACACTGCTGGTACTTTGGAGACTGATGGCCTCGCAACTCTGAATACCGCTGTTGTTGAAAACTTAACTAACAATAGAATCGTTATCGCAGGTGCTACCTCCAACCTCGAAGACGATGCTAACCTTGTATTTGATGGCACATACTTCAAGGTTGGTACTGCAACAACTGATAAGTTTGTTGTTGCTCAGGCAACTGGTAATACTCAGATCGCTGGTACATTGGATGTTGCTGGTGCAACTCATCTTACTGCAACCACAGGTACTGTTCTGGATGTAGATGGTCTGTCTAAACTACACAGTGTTGATGTTGAAAGCCTCACTCTGGGTCGTGTTACATTTGCAGGTGCAAGTGGCCGTCTGGTTGATGACGCAAACTTCACATTTGACTCTGCTACCGACAAACTTGATATTACTGGTTCGTTGGAAGTAGACAATGTTGGCATCGATGGTAATACTATCAGCACCACAACCGGTTCACTGACTATTGCTCCAGCAGCAAATGCAGAAACAGTAATCAATACCACATCTGCAATTCGCGTTCCTGTTGGTAACTCTTCCGAGCGTCCAACTGCTGCAACTGGTCAGATTCGCTACAACACAACTACTAACCAGTATGAAGGTTATTCATCTGGTGCATGGCAGGGCCTTGGTGGTGTAATCGATGTAGACCAGAATACCTACATCATTGCGCAGCCTACAGCAAATCTTCCTGTTCCAGCCAGCCAGTCAGCAGATACTCTGTACTTCGTAACTGGTGGTACATTGATGGCGCAGATCGACACCGCTACTGGTTTGACAGTAGACAACGGTACTGTAGGTCAGCCATCAATTAACCTTAACAGCTCAACCATCTCTACAAGCTCTGGTGACTTGTACTTGGATCCAGGTAACACTGGCGCCGGTACTCCAACAGGCAGCGTTGTCATTTATGGTGACCTTGCTGTTATGGGTACAACCACAACTGTTAACTCAACTACAGTTACCATTGATGATCCAATCTTTACATTGGGTGGTGATACAGCTCCTAGTGCTGATGATAACAAAGACCGTGGTATCGAATTCAGATACCATAACGGCACTACTGATATGCTTGGCTTCTTTGGTTGGGACGATTCAGCATCTCGCTTCAAGTTTATTGATGATGCATCCAATACATCTGAAGTATTCACGGGTGCAGCTGGTGATGTTGAATTCGGCAATGCACTGATTGACTCATTGACCTTCTCTGCAGGTAACTTTACAGCTACTTCTATTCCTTATGTGGATGGTAATGGTGATGTTCAGTTCCTTCAGGAAACTTCTACAAACTATGGTACTGAAGGTCAGGTGTTGCAGATGGATTCGAGTGGGGTTCCATTCTTCGGACATATCGATTGCGGTACCTACTAAACTGTGACTGCTGGACCTACGATAAATAGGTCCAGCATTATTTTATGGAGTTATTATGGATTTCGATCAAACGAAGATTATGAATGAGTACATCTCCAAACAGAATAAAATGATTGGAGAACTGATTAACAAAAACCTTATGCTCGAAGCTCAATTGTCTGTTGCAATAAAAACAATCGAGGAGTTACGGCCTAAGGATAACGAAGAACAGGGTTATAATTAAGGTTTCGTAATCGATGGCAACAACATTACAACATAAAAGATCGAACACAACAGGTGACATTCCGAGTACGACATCACTTGCTCTGGGCGAGCTTGCCATCAACACTACCGATGGTTATTTATTTTTAAAGAAGAGCGTTGGTGGTACAGAGTCCATTGTAAGGATTTCTGGCGCTGCGATCTCATCTGAGGCCTCTGTCTTCTTAGATACATTCTCCGGTGATGGTGTAACGAATGTATTCACTCTGAGTATTCCTCCCCAGGACGATCAGTATGTGTTTGTCACCATTAACGGTGTTAAGCAGCATGTTGATGCATACTCATTAACCGATGACCAGATTACATTTTCCACTGCTCCAGCTAATGGAGATGCGATTGAATGCAGAACATTGTCTGTTCGCACCGCAGAAGTTATTGTAAGAGATAACAAGAAGTTTTTCTATACCATCTCAAGTACCACAGGATCGTTGTCGGGATTGGATGATAACAATTCTACTCTGACGTATGATGTTGGTCAGGTGGATGTCTATCAGAACGGTGTTCGATTAATCGAAGGTTCTGACTATACCGCAACGACTGGCACCTCAGTAACATTTACCACATCATTAGAATCTGGCGACATCGTTGAGATTGTGTCCTACTCAAAAGCATCTTTGTTGGATCAGGATGCATTGAAGTCGGGGGGAGCTAATCTTCCTACTACCGCTTCAGATCAACTTGTAGATTCATTTAATAAAGGTGCCTATCGATCTGCGAAATATATAATCCAGGCAACGTATGGGACGGCATATCATGTAACAGAGGTACTGCTACTGCATGACAACACAAATGTATATTTAACAGAATATGGTACGATGTTTACTGGTTCTTCACTCATAACAGTCAATGGAGATATCACAGGTACAAATGTGAGATTGCTCTGTACTCCTGCGAATGGCAATACAGAAGTAAAAGTTCAACGAATTACGGTGACGGTGTAATATGGCATTAACAACAATTAAAAGTAGTAACCTTGCTCCAGGATCAATTGAGATCTCAGATCTTGAGGATTCAGGCGTAACAGCACAATCTTATGGATCTGCTTCTGAAGTTCCTGTTATTACTGTTAACGCTAAAGGTGTAATTACAGCGGCAACAACGACTACCGTTGCAGGCGTTACCGACTTCGATTATAATATCGCAACCGGTGTATTGGATATTGATACAGCAGATGGTTCTAACTTTAGCACTACTGTTACATTAGGTCCATTCGACACAGATGATCTTTCCGAAGGTTCAAGTAATCTTTATTACACAGATGCACGTGTAAGTAACTATTTAACAACAAATAGTTATGCAACTCAATCATATGCTGATCAGGCAGAAACAGATGCGATTACTTCTGCTGTTGCAAGTGCGCAATCATATACCGACACTGCGATCTCAAATTTAATTAACGCAGCTCCAACCGCTCTTAATACTCTAGATGAATTGGCCGCTGCTCTTGGCGATGACGCAAACTTTGCATCTACAGTTACTACTAATCTTGCTGGCAAAACCGATAAGACCACCACCCTCACGGCCGGTACTGGTTTGTCTGGTGGTGGTGATCTATCCGCGAATAGAACATTCTCAATTTCAAATACTGGTGTAACAGCAGGAACTTATGGTTCATCAACCGCTATTCCTGTATTTGCAGTAAATGCTCAGGGACAGATTACTTCTGTATCAAACACAAGTATTACAGTTGGTGATGGTACATTAACAGTTTCTTCTGGATCGGGCCTTACTGGTTCAGGTACATTCACCGCTAACCAAACAACAAATGGTACTATTACATTAAGCCATGCTGATACTTCATCGGCAAGCTCTGTTGATAATAGCAATGGTACTGTTATTCAAGATATTACACTTGATGGCTTTGGTCATATTACAGCGATTGGTTCTGCTAATTTAGATACTCGCTATGATGCACGCTATCTTGGTATTACTGCTAAGGCTGCAGACTCTGATTTACTAGATGGTCTTAACTCATCTTCATTCCTTCATACTGGTATTACTAGTTTTACTTCTTCTAGTGGAACATCTGCTGGTTGGAAAATTTATAGAGACAATACTAGATCTTTCCTCGTGCTTGATAGTGATGCAGCTGATGGCGTTGCCGTTGGTTCAGATTATACATATATTGGTTCTGATTCATCTCAACTTAAAGGCAACATTGCTATCGGTCCAACATCTATTGCCAACTTTGGAGCTAGCGAATTACTTCACATTAAGGGACCAGGTGGTTTAAGTGGCACAGCTTCTATCAAACTTGAAACTGGATATGCTAATAGAGACATATGGAGAATACAAACTTCTGACAATGGCACTGATGGTCTTTTAAAAATTCAAGATTATTCTGGTGGTTCTTGGTCTGATAATCTAACTATTACTGCACAGGGTAATGTAGGTATTGGTACTGATCCATCAGAAAAACTTCATGTTAATGGTAACCTTAAAGTAAGTTCTGGCAATAATCTTAAACTTGATCATGGTGATATTCAACTTGCAAATGCAGATACCCCAACAGCAAGTGGATCGAAGGCTCATGGTTTCACTGTTTACGATGTTGCATACGGCAGCGGTAAACTATCTAGTAGAATTACAGGTAGTAATTATTCTAAAAACAATGAAGGTAATTCCAATTATCCGTTGGATAGTTGGGGGTGGGAGTTTACCGATGGTGATGTGCAAGATGCTTCCAATAAAACATTCTTCCGTGTAGACTACAATGAGAAATATATGTGGTTACTGGGTCAGGCGGAATCTAGTTTAGGTTCTGGAGCTCCCCGTGGCGCAATAGCCTTCGTTACAGATGATACTGGTTCTTTATGGTTTAAGAATGATGACGGTTGGAAATCTATTACGGCCTCTGTAGGTACTTATTCAAACCCTGCGGATAGCGGTGCTCAATTATATAACCAAGGATATCCTACTGGGTATTACTGGATTCAACCTCCAGGTCAAAGCAAAAAGTATTGTTATGTGGATAATGATAACTACGGTGGTGGCTGGGTGCTAGTTCAAGTAGTAGGAGCTGATACTGATCATCACTGGGCGCAAACATCTGACTATAATCTATATTCAGGAACTACTGCGGATGGACAGTCTAGTAGTTGGGTACCTTTTTCAGGGACAGGTTATAGTGCTAGTTCAGGTAGACGGTATAGTGACGATTTTGTAAAAGCTATTGGTTCTAACGGGGAAGGAGTTTTTAGAGTAGAAATTGCTAGAAATGGTGCAACTACTACAAATGACAATACTAGACTTAATAGTACTGATTATAAGTGCGCTCAGTTTATTAGGTATGATAACGGAATTAGCAATTATAGCTCTAGTAATAACGGTGGTATGAGTAATAGAACCGCTGCAGCAATAGACATTGCTCATTATTACCCTTATAGCTCAAACTGGGAAACCGGTGGTTCTGGTCACTTTATCTTAAATGGCTCAGCTTCCTATAAAGTGTTTGATGGCCACTCAGATCCTTCAAGTATTAGCACATCGCTATACAGTACCGTAAGATTTTTGTGGGGTTACACAGGTGGCTATGGTGGAGGGTATTCAACCGGTAACGGTATTTATGGGGGTAGTGAAGCCTTTTACCCTGGTGGAGCAAATAACACTGGGTATATGTGGATTAAATAAGGAATAAAAAATGAACTTATATATTGTAGATAAAACGTTGGATAGATTTCCATTTCAAACCTTAGAAAATCCTGATCCGATTCCAAATATAAAAGTGGTACATATAGCCAATAAAGAAAATGAAGCTATCCTAGCTGTATGGGGGGAACTTTCTTATGGGGAGTCTTTGGACTCTTTAGATGGGTTTTTAAGTACCCGCAATCGTGAGCAGATTACTAAAAAAGACATTATATCTTTTGTTTACTCCCCTGATCAAGAAGCTAAAATTCTTAGAGATGCAGCGGCTGGACGCAATATGGATAATTTTAATGAATATGATACATTTGTTGAGAGTATCCCATCGGTATAGTGGCCTGAAAAACCTTTATCTTTCAATACTAAAAACATATAAATAGTCCTAGCAGAATTTAACCTCTCTAGGACTTTTTTTATGGCATCTACAAAAGCAACGGAACTTGCTCAGCTATCCCGTAAGTTAACATACAACGAAGGCACTGACGTAGCCGCAATTGACGGCGACGGCGATTTCCTGACGACTGGTGATAATACAGATGCCCTCCAGGAAGGTTCCAGTAATCTCTATTATACCAACGCACGCTCAAGAGCAGCTATCTCTGCTACGAGCCCAGTATCATATGATTCATCGACCGGTGTTATCTCATTAGATGCAACATCAGTTGACGGCGAGGTAGATACACTTACTCTTACCACGCTTAACTTTGGTTCTACTCCTGATGCATCAGTAGCGTGGGATTCAGTAAACGGTACTCTGAGTGTAGATTATGGCACGTTCTCTTTAAACGTCGGTCAACAGGATCTATACTATGCTAAGGCATCTGCAGCTATCGCTAAGGGCGATGTTGTTATGTTTGCTGGTGTACAGGGCGACCATGTATTGATCGCAAAAGCAGATATGTCAGCTACTGGTTTTATGCCAGAGTGGGTCATGGGTGTTGCAGCTCAAGCGTTCGCAACAAATGCATTTGGTTATGTTGTTGCCTTCGGTAAGCTAACTGGGTATAGTACATCTACTCTGACCGCTGGTGATTTACTGTATCTTTCTGCTTCGACTCCAGGTGCTCTAACAACTACAGAACCTGCGTATCCAAATCACTCTATTCTGATGGCAGCCGCTCTCAATAGTACTAATAATGGCACTATTCTGATTCGTCCTACTCATAAATCAGATCTTGATGAATTGCACAACGTAGTAATTACATCAGCCGCGTCAGGTGATGTACTGTCTTGGAGTGGAACCAACTGGGTCAATACCGATCTCGATACTGATGGTGTTGATGAGGGTTCTACAAATCTGTACTATACAGATACTCGAGTTGGTAACTATTTAAGTACCAATGGATTTGATACTGCATCAAACATTATTGCTACTATCGTAGATTCAGCGCCGACCACTCTTGATACATTAAACGAATTAGCCGCAGCATTAGGCGATGATCCTAACTATGCTTCTACGGTTACTACTGCACTGGGTACTAAATTAAATACAGCTGATTTTACATCAACTGCGAATACCTGGATTGGCACTAAAGATACTGATGATCTTACCGAAGGTTCAACGAATCTCTATTATACCGATGGACGTGTACAGGCCGTCGTTACACAGACCTATATAAATAATTTAAATGTAGATGCGGACACAGTAGATGGTAAGCATTACGACGATATAATTTCAGAGGCGACAGCTCTGAGTATTGCGTTGGGTTGATGTGGGGATGAAGGTCTGTAAAACTTGCGGCGAACAAAAGCCTATTGAAGATTTTCCAGAAAGATATGGGTATGCTGGTAGCCGTCGACCTCACTGTAAACCTTGCTATAGGGAATACATGAGACTGTCGTACCATAAGAATAAATATAAACATCCTTACAATTATGAAAAGGATAAGAATACCAAACTATTAAGATCGTTTGGTATATCATTAGATGATTATAATAGTATGTTGGTGGAGCAAAATGGTGGCTGTGCTATTTGTGGTACAACCGATACTGGCAAGAGGAATGCATTTGCTGTTGACCATTGTCACACAACCGGTGAAGTTAGAGGACTGTTGTGCCAAAATTGCAATACAGCAATAGGCAGCTTGAAGGACGATGAAAACATCATGATGAACGCTATAAATTACATTAGGAAACATAAACAATGAACGCATTCAAACTTAAAACACATGATGGTTCAGCGGTAGCGGCCGGTACATCTTCTACAGTGTACACATCACCCGCATCAACTACTACTATTGTACTTGGTCTGACACTATCTAATATTACTGCACAGACAATTTATGCATCGGTTGGTATTACCAATAG